TCCAAAGCAATTTGCTCTGAAAGAATTCCTGTCAACTCAACCTCAGCGTCCAAGTTGTGATAAGCGTTGAGGTCCTGACCTAACTCAGGAGTCCACTTAGCCTTCAGTTTCTTGGTCTGTGCGGTAACAGCTACGCTGTCAACCTTGATGTCGATCTCAGGAATATCGTTCTTTCCTGTTCGATCAGCTGCAGACTTTCCAGTGTTTCCACCTGGCTCTTCGAGAGGCATTGCGCCGGCTCTAAGAGCACCGAGGCCCTGTGCGTCGATATCGTCGCGAGCAGGGAAGCCGAGAGCCACCGTTGCCATTGCCAAAAGAGTTCCAGCATCTGCTGCAGTAACGCCCGTATCAAGTGTGAGACCAGCTACTGCGTCTCGGATTGCATCTGCAGTCAAGGCTTGAAAAGCCGACTGAACTGCTGCATCGGACGCGCCGGCGACAGAAAGGCCGATGGCTTGCTTCGAACCAACCACCTCGAATGGCAGACGTTCAAAAGCATTGCCCTTTAGGGTCTTGAGGCCGTCAGAACTGTTCTCAGTTGCGAACTTCACAAGGCGTCGAACTGGTCGAAGAACCATACAACCAACGGTGCTATGCGCGATGACACCGATACCGTGGGCGTTGGTGGTGTTGCCGGCCTGTCTACCACAAACAAGAACGATCAAGTCACCGTCCTTGCTTGTAAGAGTTCGCTGTCCGAGCGAGTTTACCTGAAGTGGCACAGTCAAATCAGTGTTATCCGGGAAAGATATTGCGTTAGCACTTCCTGGATCGACATTCTGCAGTACTGCGTCACTTGAAGTGACCTCGGCAGCATCGGGTACACAGTTAACTATCTTCTTACCCTTAAGGTCAACGTCATGATCCATGGACGTTTGAGTTTCTGGGTTTGCAACAGCGGATGATGCGGTGATTGCCTTGAGGACAACCGGTGCAGCTTCTGCGTTGGCGTATCCTGATCGAAGACCATAAAAGCCGGTCTCAGTGATGTCCTGGACACCATCCACGACCTGCTTACCAACAATTCCACCACCATACAGTGAAGAATCAGCTGGGCGGCCAGCTCGTAGATCAGAATGAGTGAAGTCCAAGAAGAAAATAAGTCCACTTGGAAGGCTCATTGGCTGAACCGAAATAAGATCATTAGCGATCAGTCCACCGAATACACGGCGAACAATAGGGAATGCAACTGCAGCGAAGCCTTCGACATCGCCAGCAGCCATAGCTGAGGCTTCGCGAAGAAGTTCCTTAGCTTGGTTTTCGAGAAGCACCGCCATTCCCTGCTTTGCTTGACCGTCATTGAGACCTTCAAGCAAACCGGTGGCTTCCCACTTGTTAAGCAGAGCGGCGCCTTCAGCTTGCATATCGCGATGCTGAACGCCCTCTGTTAAAGTTTGTAAAACAGACATAATAAAATCACCTCCTTTTCTTTAAGATTTTTGTGTCTTTATACCTGCTAACCTCTGTAATCTGTTGTACATCGGATTAGCATCCTTTTTTGTTTGCTCATTACGAGCCGCGACAAGTAGTGAAGATTTGCGTGATACCACTTCGTTTAAGGTTGAGTCCCGCTTTACGTCTAAAGTAGTACTAACCGCATCACTCATTGTATCAAACACGATCTTTGCTTCTTGTACAGTGTCGGCTTTTGAAATGGCTTCGACAATTTTTCTTTTTTGTCGCTCATTCAAGGAGGCATTTTCTAGAGCCTGATTTATGTACAGCAACTTTGCGTTGGAAACATTCATGGTTTCCAACTTTTCTTGCAATGTGTTAAAAGCTGTTTCATATTTCTCTGTTTGCTTCTGCAACTTACCAGCCGCAGAAGATAAAGTCTTGTTTTTCTTAGATAAAGTTTTATTCTCTTGTTTAAGTGCTTTGACAACCTTCCGAAGTTCTTCGTTTTCTTCTTTTACTTCAGTGTCCTGTTCTCTTGCCAAAAGCATTGATTCATATTCTCTCATTTGTGGTTCAGGAGTACCTGCCCATCCAGATTTTTGAGGTTCGAAATCGACCCTAACCGCTTCATTTGTGCCGGTTTGTTGGTCGGCCGTGTTAATCGCATGTTGCTCTACTGGATCAATGCCTGCATCGGCGGCCTGTTTCACCAAAGCCTTGATCTGTTCATTGGTTAGGCTGGAGCGTAATCCATCCGTTCGACCTTCTAGCTCTTCTTTTACTTTTTGCTCTTCGGGAGTGAGTTCTGTTTGTTCGTTTAGGTCAGAAATTAGAGCATCTCTTAATTCATCAGCTGTGATTCCTAATTCTCTTAAAACTTCTTGAACCACGCTCTCTGTTATGTCTATCCCGACATCCCCCAGGTCAACATCCAAATCAGGAGACTCTTCTCCTGCTTCAACCTCTGTGTCATCTTCTAACTCTATGTCATCCAGGATATCAATTCCTATTTCGTCATCTGTTATTTCATCCTCTCCGGATGCAAAGGGGCCTGAAATTTCATCTTCCATTTCCGCTTCTAATGAGTCCAATTTTATAGAAATTATTTCGTCGTCGTCAGTATTAAATGCGTCTGGGGCTGTGCCGAGTACGGAATCGGGGTCGAGGGGTTCTTCCTCTTCTTCTTCGGCGTCGGCCATCGGATCTTCTCCAGTGGGGGCCATTTCTTCCGCTCCAAAGTCCAGGCCGCCGTCGATGCCACCAGCAGCAAGAGGGTCGCCCATGGCAAGTTCTTCCTGTTCCAGTATCTTGTTGACTGCTTGTTTAACTTCTTGTGAATATTTTTCTATAACAAGTTGTTCGGCATTCTTGAGCGCGGCCTCTTTAAGCGCGTTGGCATCTACGATAGCCCTTTCAAGTAGGTTTGACATTCTTTTTGACTCCTAACGATTTATATACATATACATAAACAAATGAATTTGTCTCTTATTAAATAGTGTTTTGTTACTTTAAAGGGAAGGAAAAAGTTTGGGATGCTTCTAGAAGGTGGAACATGCTGCAAAAATTGTGCAGGTCTCGCCGTTAGCCAGCCCCTTAACGATGAACTTTACCTTATCTACTCCAGAAATTTCCATAACAGTATGTGTGCGGGCTGCATTGACAGTGATTGCAGACCCGAAATCAGCCCACTGTCCTGATGCGTGTAGGTAAGCCTGAACTTGTATGGTGCACGCGTTGGATCGAATGTGCTGAAGGTGTAGAAATCTTTGGTTCTCTGTTACGTACTCTGCAGATGGTTTGTCTGGTACGCCACCGGCGCCGGTCAAAGTTACTGAAACTGGTGTGGTGTGATCTGAATTGATTATATTTTTTGGAGTTCTTGTTCTACCCCAACTGCTGTGTCTGTGAAATGAATTTGGTAATTCTGCCATTTTTCTTAACTCCTAATTAATCTTATTAAACTTGTCTTTATAGTCCTGCGTGGACTTTTGAGAAAGGCGCTTCTTTCGAGCGCGTTTCTCTTTTAACTTAACTGACTTCTTGACATGATGGCGGCGCCTCTTCAATTCGTCAAATAATCCAGATTTCTTACATTTTCTGGTAAATTTCTTTATCATTCTTTCTACTTGTGATTGATCATGAATCACAACTTCTACATGTACTGGTGTTCTTCTACCCATTTTTCTTTCCTTTATTTCAAATTTTGCCATTTTTGGCCGGATAACTTAAATAAACCGGAGATATCGACGCCGGCATCACCGGGCGCGAGGCCTGCCATTGGAGAATGAGGGTTGGAGCCGCCAGAGTTTGGCAAAGGCTTTGTTCCTTCAAAGACACCGCTCATTCTATCTCCACCAATGGCATCTATCATTTTTTTCTTCGTTTCTAGAAGCTTCTTTTTCTGATTTCTTTCACGAAGACGACGATCAGCACTTGTATCTTCCGGAGCGGATACTTTGGATTCCGCGATGAGCCCTTGAGCTTTTGTTACCCCAAAGGCTATCTCTGCTACCAAATTAGAAAGAACACCTTCTTCAAAAAGCACTTCCTTTACACACTCTTTAATAATGCTTTTCAGTTCTGATTTTTTCATTTTTCTCCAAACTTATATAGAAAATTATTTATACTTCTATCAATCATATCTTTTTTTGTGAAGATGTTGGATCGTTCTTTAGCCTCAGACATCATGAATGCTCCTGGGGTAGATGGATCCGAAACCATATCAAAACAAATCAACTGAAAGTCGTCCTCCACCATTGTTACTCCATTACTTTCTGTAACCGATCCCATTCCTCTAGAAGATATTCCAAGTTTCACGCCGGCGTTTACCAATTCTTTGAGTACGTTACCAGTTGGTGTGTTAAGGACCTCTATCTTCCCCATACATTTTTGCCCATCCATCCATATATCTGTAACTAAATGTGAGGCGTTTGATAAATTTATCACACTCGTATCTGGATGGTCGAGCTCTCCGAGAGCGCGCCGTTCTTTTACCATTTTGAGATAGTTTCCCACCTCTCTCTCAAGAATTGCATGCGGATAGATACGGCCGTTGCCATTTTGGGTTTCGGACATCTGCATGACACCTGAAAGGATGCAAGCTCCGTTTGCTACCCTGCGCTTTTCCTCTTCTGTCAAAAGATCCTGACAGATTCCTCCGTCGCACAATTCATAATATTCTCTCAATAATTTCATTCTCTTCCTCAGTGCGGGGGCCACCCGCGTCAGCTACTTACCCGAACAACAACGACGGACAGGTTGTAGGGCCCAATTTTTTCTACAAACTAAGTTTTCCATTTTATTTTCCCTCTCATTCATCGCTAACATTGTAGTGATAAATTATTTTCTCCATTTTAATTCCGTCATCCCCTATAAACATACTTCCTAAATAGGCCGCTGCTGATGAAGCGCAACCTAATAAGAACGCTGTCACAAAAGAATCGTCAAAAATAAATAGTTGTGTATAATCCTTTACGAACCACAAAAATAAACCTGTCCAAAAACCAGTACACATTGGACAACTGAATAATTGCCCAAACCAGCCCTCTTTTGGTCTTATTGGTTCAAAAATTTTTCCATAAACTAGGATTTGTGTTAAGCCAAAAGAAATAAGGCAAAACCATATAAACGACATCAGTCCTCGCTTTCACTCTCGCGTACGAGAGAATAATTATATTGATATCCATAAGGTCCAATTTGTTTAGTCATTGAGCCCTTCTTGTCTGACTGTGGGACGTCTCCAAGTTCTGTTGAATCTTCCTCTGAAGGTCTTAATAGATTGTCTAGGCGCTCTTCATCATATTCCTCCGAAGACTTGAAGTAAGGCCTCTCATCTGTTAAGTATTCTTGTAGTACATATAGGAATGCATGTGTCTGATCAATTCCTGGGATTTTAGATTCCATAATATCTGCTTCGAGCGCTCCGAAAACGTTTCCACCCTTCACAGTCGACCGGTCGACGATTCCCTTTTTGGCTAAAAAGTGAAACATTCTGTCCTGAGCTGAATAAACCTTGTCACTCATAGATTCTTTTGGGAACGTTATACATTTATTCTTTTCCGGCATGAAAAAAATATCGATATCCTCATGGTCAAGGATTAGGATGTTCCCATCCAAGGTTCTCCTAGCTTTCAGCTTGACCCGCGGGTCGAGTTCTATTTTTGCTTTAATGCTCATCGCTATTATTCAACTCTTCCACTAATTGCTGTGCGTTAAGTACCATCTCTACGACTTCTAGATCGGGTTCCCGTGTTTTCACATTATCCAATATATTATAAACTTTTTCCAATTTATTTTTAAGCGTTTCGTCTTCGGAAAGACTCTTTTTGACCTTGAATTTCTTTATCTGATCTTTTATTTCCCCGATCTCCTCGTTCAAGACCGCTTTGAATTCGATTCCGTTATCCACAAAAGAAGAAATATAATGACTTAAGACCTTTTTTTGCTCAAAATTCAAAGCATCTGAGTATTCTTTATTAAACTTTTCTACAAATGTTTTGTATGTAAGCGAATCTATTGGCTGCTTTCTGTCATTTATATCCCCTATTGAAGACGACATCTGGTCTACGATATTTTCCTCAAGCAAGACCCTATCCTTTATTGGCAGCGTATCTTGAAAAATAGAATAGACGGAAGCAATTGTTTTGTAGTTTGGCACGAAGTTGCTATATAGCTTTGCCGATAGAGTCTTGTTGATCTTGTTTATTAGTGCCGATTGTTCTTGAAACAATTTTTTTTTGTCCAATTTGTCTCTCTTTGTTTTGACTTCGAAAACGATCTTTTCTGCTGTGTGCTTTTGGATGGACTTTGTCTCATAAATTGATTTATAAAGCTCCAGCTCTTCTTTTAAAATCGAATTAGTCGGAAAATGCTCCTTTATTATTGAAACTATCTTATTCTGTTTATTTTTGTTGTTCTTAACAACTGATTCCGTAAGTTCCCTGACTAGTGCCTCATAAACAAAGGCCGTGTTTCTCTTCTTATTGTGCTTCAGTCTCATCTTTTTCTTTCCTTGCCTTAAGGCTCTTGAAAAGAGCGTCAAGCTCTTTTTGTTCTTTTAGAATTTTATGTTCTTCTACTTTATAATTAGTCTTTTGATTCTCATAAACACTCGTTCCCTTTGCCAAACCAGTAAGTTCGCTATATCCTGGATATAGCTTTCTAGTCGTACCGGTTTCTGGGCTGGCAGCGCGGTTCATATTTTTTTTCCGCGGTCCGGAAGATTTTCTTCTATCACCTCCTGGAAATAAGTGCCTAGGTTCATACCATCCATGAGACTTTTCAGTAGTGGTTCTACCTTCAGAATCTTCTCTCTTTCCTGGAGGTGCCGCTAGGAGGTCGCCTTCTTCGGGCCCTGCAGGGGCGTCGGCATCACCGCCGCCGAGATCTCCGCCCATGTCATCTCCTGGGGCCCCAAGTTCCGGCTCTGGTCCAACGGTACCCATCCCTCCGGGCTCTCCCATGTCTCCTCCAGGGAGCGCGTCTGGCCCAGCGTTGAGATTAGCTGTCTGAGCTGCTTGTTCGGCCTCGCCAGCCGTTTCAAGTGCTGCTTCGTAGCGTTTATCATAAAACATTTCTCTTCGGTTGCGAATGAACTCGTCGTCTGACATTCCGAAAAGTTTTTTTGCTAACCACTGTTTCGAGAAAAACCCTTCAGTGGCGGCGCCGACGATATCAAACTTAGTTTTCCAGTATTCAAGCTCCTGCATTTCAGAAATTTTTGATGGATTATTTAATGTACATCTGAAAGAGACCAGATCTTCGTCCCTGTACCCTAACGTGTAAAGGTGAACTATTCCTATTTTCTCTATCTCGCTCAACATAGATCTCTGCAAACGCTGAATTGTTCTTGAGAATCTTATATCTTTCTGAGCCAAAGTTGTTGTATCCTCGGATGCTCCCTTTTCAGAGTCTGAAGATATGTAAGCTGCTGGAATTTTCAATGCCGAGAACAATTTATCTCTCAGATATTTTACGTCTTCTATGTCTCCTGTATATTTTCCACCGGAGACGGCTTCTATTTTTGTATTACTCTGACCTCTAACAGGGATAAAATAGTCTTCTTCTATTGACAAGGGATTGTATCTTAAGTCGACTCTTCCTGTTTCAGAATCAACAACTTGATTCCTTTTCATGGTGGTCATTACTTTTTGCATATATTGCTCAACGTCTTGAGGTGGGATGTTTCCCACATCAATATAAAAAGCTCTACGCTCAGGAGATCTTACAATGCGGTAGGCCATCATAGCATCTTCTAGGAGAGTCAGCTGGCGCCATATTCGGCGCGCGGGTTCAAGTACCGAGGTTCCATACGGATTGTATTTGTCTTGCCCTAAAACTCTAAAGTGCGCCACCTGCCAATTTTCAAACGTCAAGCCGGCTGAGTTCCACTGGTACTGTACATAGTTGGGATTACTCTTATCTTCCCCTTCCAGGCGCTCGATTTCGCGAGTAGGTAAGCCTATGACCGACGTGACACCAAGAGTGTCATCAATATCTAAATATAAAAAATAATCACCATACTTGCACATGGTTCTACACCAAGAAAACATATTATGTTCTATGTTCAAAACACTGCTATATAGGGATTCCAAAATAGCCTTGATCTCCTCATTTTCACAATCCACCGATAGCATTGGCTTTAATGACGAAAACGTAGTCATCTCATCCGCGTAAATATCTAAAGCAGAAGCAATCTCTGGTGTGTATTCCATTTGGTCGAAATCGACATATCTTTCTGTTCTCTGCTGGGAGGTCATGTATGCGGCTTGCAAATTATCGTATGGATTATAAGCTGTCTTCTTAAAGTCCCTACCCGAAGCTGATGTGAAATTGTTTGCGTACTTATCTAAATCTATTCTTTTTAGCCTGTGACTATTTTGCGTACGATATTGCGTCAAAGGGCCAGATAATAGTTTTGTTAATCTTCTAAATAAAACACTTTGTGGGTTTCTTGTGTTGTTCTTGTTTTGTTTTGCCATATTCTTTATCCTTTAAACAGCCATGGAAATTCTGCATGGGCCGCTTGTTGCTTGTTAAGCTGTTCATTCATTTTCATATTTCTGGTGCCTATCATTCCTGTGATTCTTGTATCCAACTCGCTTGTCCCTTTGGTTATCGATCCTATAAAGGCTTTTGCGTACTGTGAATCCCTGTCGAGGGCAGAGAGTGCAGTGTCTCTAACCCAACATGCAACCGCGCACGAAATTATTAGATCGTCATTATAAGATCTCATTGCTTCTGCTCTTCCATTTTTCCATACAAAGGTCTTCATTTCCGATAAGAGCCTTTGAGAATATATCTTAATTAGATTGTTTCTTATAAATTCTTCTAGTTTCGCTATTATCAGGGGCCTAGTTTTAGAGGTCATTGAAAAACCCGGGATTGCGTTTGACATCTGTTCTGCGCGATACTCTTCTACATACTCGTGTGTTGATTTTACTGAGTGGTAAAGATTAGGATATTGCATCTCTTTTAACTTATCTAAAACAGCGTACCCTACAGAATTGTTTTCTACCACCAAAAGAGCATTATTGTACTCCTTACTAACATCAAAAAGAACCCTAGAGAACACGTCAGGGGTGCATTTGCCCTGGTATTCTGCGACAATTTCCATATTATCTATCCTAAAAACATGACAAACGGAATAGTCCTTACCATCCCCTCTTGCTACATCGGCTGAAACTAGGTAGTTCTGTTGATTTGACGCCTCTTCCCAGATCCAAAGATTTCTATCGAAACCGGTTCTATATTTAGGATCCTTTGACATGTCATAAAATTTCTTAAGATCCTGACTGTCGAAAACTGTTTCTCCCGACATGTTGAAATTACATTGAAGCTCCTGAGCTATTTCTCTCTTTGACATGTTTCTTGTTTCTTTCTCAAACCACTGCTCGTCTCTATCAGGGTGGACGTCCCAAGGTAACTTCGTGTTGTGAAAGTTGTTTGATTTACTTTCGGACTCTGTATATATCTTGTGAAACCAATTCCCTACACCGTTAGGTGTCGAAAGAGCGATACAGCGGCCACCAGTCGACAATGTCGGGTACAGACCCATCCACAACTCGTCTAAGCCGTCTACATGTGCTGCTTCGTCTATCACAAGGAGGGACAACGCTTCAGAACGGCCGGCGTCACCAGATGTTGAAGAAGCTTTGATTTGAGACCCGTTAGATAACACAAACGAAGTTCTGTTATCTATATCGACCGTCGAGATTTTGAGCCAATCCGGTAGATTTTTTATTATTGCTTTTACTTTTTTTACTAAATTTGCTGCAGTATTAAATTTTGTTGCAATAACTAAAACATTCTTTTCTCTATGAAACATCATCATCCATGCAACATAAGCAGCAGTAATTGTGGAGATGCCTAATTGTCTTGCTTTCAATATCACGTTAAATCGGTGATCTTCAAAACTTTCTAGCAACCCCTCTTGAAAATCATATAAATGAAAAGGAATCAATCCCTCTAGAGGGTGCGTTATTTTAGCGTATGTGTTGATGAAATAATTTGGCTTCTTGCCGCATCGGACGATCTCTTTCATCACTTCTTGTTTGGTGAGTTTTATTGGCATGGTGGCCCTATTACCTTATTTATTTGGAACCTCGCCAGCCGCCGAGCTTAATCGCTTTATCAATTTCTGGATCAATTTCTTTTCCTTCGATCCCTTGATCGTTGGGCTCAGATTGAACTCCACTGATCTTGTAACACTTGTGAACTTTGACGCTCGTTCTTATTCTAGAAACATATTCCACAAGAACATCCACTTCACTTGGGTCCGTCAAAGAAATCGAAGACTTCATTATTTTGTTGTATTCTTTTTGAATAAAGGACCTCACTTTCTCCACCATAATCTCCATTTCGGATTCAAATCCGTTAGAGTGAACCTCTTTGAGAGGTATTTCTGCGTGATATTTAATATGTAATCTATCTCCTGAGATGTGCGCTCCGAAGCCGTCTATTATTCTTGGGTCGACAAGGGGATTACCCTCTTCCCTACGAAGACCTATTTTTATAGGCTCGCCGCTCTCGTCGAGAGCTCCATCGTAAGTATTGGCCAGAACTTGCGAAATGCCATTTATAATCTCTAAAGTTGTTGTCATTGTATAATTTCCTCTTTGTGTAGTAATTGCCTTACTAGTAGTAATTAGTCAGCTATCCGGTCTCCAGCCGGAATTCCATCGTTCTTCGCGCCCATGAACATATTTAACATAACACTGGAGGCAGCATTTAAACTTTATCATGTAGATATCATCTCTTAAATCGAAAGAGTATGAGTCACACTCAGGACAAATCCTACTTTCTTTTGATTGTTTTGTCGAATCCTTCAGTAGAAAACCTCCATGGTTTTCTACTTCTTTTGTTTTCTTTATCTTTTCGTAAAAAGACTTTAAGTCTTTCAAATATTTCTTTTCTTTTTCTTTATCCCAGCCACTCTTGGGGTTCCGTATTGCTTCGTCACCATATTTTTCTTTTATTGCTTTTTCTAATTTTGCTATATGGTTTAAATCTTGCTCTTTCATTTACTTAACCAAAAAAAATATTCCCAAAACAGTTGCGGCGCCAGTTATGAATCCGCCAGTGGCCCACCAGAATACATAATCGTTTGGCCTCTTGAGAGCTGCTTTCTCCAATAACGCTATTTCATCGTTTTTTATCGATATAATGTTTTTTGCCTCTTCCTGCGTGGTAGCGAGTCTTAGCTGGAGGTTATCAACTTCTAGTGAGTGTGCTGCCCTCTCCTTTTCAACTAGGCTCCGAATCTTGAGCTGGCACCTTTCTTCCTCAAATTCTGCAGACGCTTGAATCTTTGCCATAGCGGTGTCGTCAAAACACCAAGCGTCAAAAGGAGCCGGAGTCTCTTTTAAAACTCTAGCAAATTTACCCGAGTCTTCTTGTGCATATATAACAGTTGGTGCGAAACTAATCAACATAAACAAAGCCAAAGCTTTTTTCAATCTCTGTCTTAATAACACTGGGTTCTCCTTTCGATTTTTTTACTATCTCTTTTATTCTCTTTTTCTCTCGCGAGGACAAAATTCTCTCTTGTTCTTTATATTTCTTTTCTATTGCGTCGACGGTTTTGTGATATTGTTTTATCAAATTATCTCTCTCTATGATCTCATTTTTGTGCCTATTTTTTAACTCTTTTATTTGCTTTTCATAAGATTTCTTTTTCGCGTTCAAAACTTCGACAACAGCATCTGTATTCCTTCTTGTAAAGATATAAACAAAAACAGTCCATACGAATAGAAAGGGTAACTGCCAGTGTTCCTTAAGCCATATCCACAATTTTGAAACCGAAGACTTAAAAAGTATCCAAGTCATAGGCTTGTGGGTCCATGTTTCCATTGAACCGCCATGTCTACTAGAGCTTGCGTTCCAATATACGCTAATGTAATTGCTGTCCAATTATCGCTAGTTACAGTTCCGTATGCACACAGTGCTGTGGCTGTCAACCATGCCAAGAATTTTCTTGATATAAATTTTTCTGTATATTTGTCAGCGAATGCTTTTATTTGTGCCACCATAAATCCTCCTATCCTAAATATTCACGTATGCGTAACCATTTCTTTTCTCGATATTGATTTGCATGTCTACACAATCTTTAAGGCTATCTAAATGTGAAATAAGGAGCACTGTTTTGAAATACCCCTTTATCATATCCAGTATGCGCACAAAACCTTCCATATTTTCTTCATCGAGAGCAGTCCCTGGCTCGTCTAATATAAATAGATCAGACTTTGGTAAACTTGACACTGTTAAGAACGCTAGCCTGATGGCCATGCTGGCGATTGTCTTTTCCGCTCCGGAACCCATTTCTAGTGGCCGAGGATCATGGCTTGGGTGTTTGATAAAAATATCAAGCTTGTCCTCATTGTTGGAAATAAACACTTCGAAATCAACAATGTTTGTTAAAATCTTTGAAATCTCTTGGTTTATGTAAGGCAATCTTTCCTTAATAATTTCATAAGAGACTCCGTTAGGATGACAACATACCATGAAAAGATGATATGCAGCAAAGTCCTGTTCTAATTGTTGAAATTCTTTGTGCTGTTGTTGTAGGTGTAGTAGTTTTTGCTCAGAAGAGCCATGCTTTTTATGAAGTTGCATAATTTTTTGATTGCAATTAGTTAATTCACACTCCTTGTCTTTAACGTCTCTTTTTAGCGAGTCTTTATTTGCTATAAGTTGCTTTAGATTCTCAATTGCGTCTCTATTATCTTCATATTCTGTTGCTTTACCTCTTAGAGCATCTAATTCAACCTGCTCTTTGAACAACAAACTGTCGGCGCGCTCGATGATCAGGCTACTGGTTGTTATAGAATTGGCTAAGTTATCTCTTTTTTCAATTAGAGAATTATAGTTATCTATATAGTCGCTTACTTTTCTTTGTTCCTCGTGCGAGTGTGCTTGGCCGATTGCATTGATTTGTTTGGACACTGAAGCTATCTCTCCTGATTTTTCGTCGACGGTCGAGCCAATTAATGGAATGCAACTGCTACATAATTTGCCCTGCTCAATAACAAGTAAAGTTTTTTGTTCTGACAAGGTTCTTAATTTTACTATTAAGCTGTTTATTTCTTCTTTGGTTTCTGCAAATGAATCCTTCTTCTTTTTATATTTTTCAATTTCAAAATCTTTTAAGAAATCTTCAATTTTTTGATACTTTGCTTTGTTTTCGCTGATGTTTTTTTGTGCTTCAGTTTTTCTTGCATTTATTTCGAGAATGGTTTTTTCTTTTTTCGAAATTTTCTGAGCCGTCATGACCGGATCAATAATTTCAGCTGGAACTGAATCGATTTTTTCTTTTAAATTTAAAACCCCATCCTCTAATGTAGATAATTCTTCTTTCAAAGAAGCACAAATTGCCTTGTTTTTTTCAATAGCAATTTCACCTCTTGTGATTTCTGATTTGATTGTTTTGATGTTTGTGTTAAAGTCAATACCCTCTAGGCGCTTCAAAGCTACCTTTATTTCAGCTGAAGCTTCTTTTGCCATTTTGAATTTCTTATCAAAAATCTCTAGATCCAAAAACTTTGCAAGAAACTCTTTCCTCTTGGTCGAACCCTCATTAATAAATGACAAAGAATCCAACTGAGAAGCCATAGATGTTGCTAGAAAGTCTGGAAGAGTTCCAAAGTATTTTCTCACGTTTTTGTCTGTGTCTTGCCTTGATGTACCATTTAAGCCTGTGTGGTTACCTATAGTATCTTCTGAATAGAATTCTAGGTCAGTTGTTGCTTCTTGGGTTTCAACCCCTTTTAAGCGCTTTATGTATTTGTTTGACTTGCGCTCAATGATGTAGTTTGTTCCGTCTATTTTGATTGTTGCTGTCGCGGTGCATTCATCCTTATTTTGATTAATAATATTTAGGTTCTTTCGAATAGATTTAGAAGTAGAGTTGTACATAGAATAAAGCAAAGTATCTACAATAGAAGACTTGCCTGAGTAATTCTTTCCAAAGATGCCAACAATCCCTTCAAGCTTAGTAAAATCAATAGAGTTGCCTTCCGCATAGTTAAAAAGATTATCCCACTCTAAATTCTGCAGGGACCAGTTAACATTTCTCATGACGTCTTCGTTCTCTTCGATTTGTTTATTAAACTCTTTATTTAATTCGTAAACCCTTTCAAGTACCTCTGGTGATGCTTCGTATTCTTTTAAATACTCAGCCATCAGAGTCTCTTGAGTCTTTAAATCCCGTAAGTCTTGCTTTTCTAAACCTTCAGGGGCAGCGACCTTAATTTGTTTGCCGGCTGCCCTGTTAAGATAAGTTACTGATTCAGGATTGTATTTGAATTTTGCAATATCAACTGCTTTTCGCACTTTGTCTAATGATACATTACTTTCTGATACAATTCTGAGGCGGGCCCCTTCTGGTGGTTTATGCCTGGGTAAGTTACCCTTCTCGCTTAAAGTAAGAGTAATGAAAGGTTTTGGATTATTAAAGGTAATGAGCCTGTTGGAAAAATTATCCCTATCTTCAATATCCCATAGGAGGTAGCCCTTGTCCAGTGACTCACCAAAATTTTGTTGAACTGTGGAACCAGCATACCAGATTCGACCTTCCTTATCTAGTTGTTGTGTTTTGTGTATGTCCCCAAGAAAAGCAAAATCAAACTCTTCAAAAATTTCGATACTATGGTCGCCGCCTAGTGTCCAGTTGCTGTCTGTTTTAGATTTATCAATAGCGCCGTGATATAATGCTATGTTAATTAGGCTGTAGTCTGTTGGTTCAGTCCAGTTTTCCTCATCAAATACAGATAAAACATTTAAACAAAACTTGTCGTTAATTTTTGTCTCGCCGGCGTTTTTCAACAGGATGAGGTTTGGGTCACTGATTGCCTTTGCAATAGGCGAAAGAGCGTCTTGCCTAGAGCCGTTGCGAAGGTTGCCGTCGTGATTACCTAGGATGATATAGGTTGGTGCAATGGCCGCAAGGTTTTGAAAGAAGTCTCTGCACATATCCACAAACTCTGGAGAGATTTGTGTCTTGGTGTGCGCGATGTCTCCGCAGTGGATAATGTAGTCTACTTTCTCTTCTTTTAGTGATTTATATAATTGTTTGAATACTTCTTTGTATTCGAAGTGATATTTTAGATTTCGGATGTGTGTATCCGCAATATGAGCAAATCTCATTTATTCTCCATGAATAATTGTTATGTTCTAAGTATAGCAGGGTTTGGTGGGGGTGTCAAGTTTTTTGGAGGATTTTCGACATTTCGATGAACACCTGACGCATTGCATCGCCTCCCTTGCCGGTTGACGAGATTGAATCGCGGACTGATGTGAAGAGAGTGTTTTGAATGCCTGCTGGCAAGAGTTTGTAAATTCTCATGAATGCCATTGTAGACATATCCTGAAGCGCTAGCTTGATTGCAAATAAGGCCTCTGCTGCAGTGGCACCAGTGAGCGCGCCAGCTATAGCAAGGGCGGCAGATGAAACCGTGCCCTGGCCTTGGCCAAGGCTCTTGATATGTTCAATTGCTCTTTCAATTTTTTGTTTGTTTTTGGACTTCAAGGCAGTCTGAAGGTTTGCTTGTGCTCCAATTTCCACTGGGCTATCCACCATGTAGAGCTCCTTTAGCACAAAGTCTGCCTCTTCTTTTATAATCTTAATGAGTTCTGATTTTTTCATATCAAACCCTTTTAAGGCCTATCTCTTCCAATTGCTTTGGAGTAAGCTTTTCAAGTATAATGGCGAATGCCTTCTTTTCTGCTTCGGTGATCATATTAAGATCGCCTGTCTCTGCTAAGTGATTCATTTCTTCTGCAATGATTTCCTTTAGTCTTCTTTTTGTGATTTCCATTTTGATCTCCTTAAAAGTCAAGTTTATAATGTAAATAGTCTAAATCCGAAACAATGTCCGCATTTAATTTTCGCTGTTCTACCACCTTTTGTGGCATCTCTCCAACATCTGAATAGCCGCTGACGTCAATAGATCTAACCCTGATTCCGTACTCTCTTAATTTCTTTGCTATCCCGAACTCTTTTCCCTTGACATCTTCATCCAAGGCTAAGTATATATCCGATTTGCGTTCACATATCTTTTGGAACAGCCTTGAAGTCTCTCTCAGGGTCGAGCCAAGTAGTGGCACAGCGTTCTTGCACTTCATTGCATCGAACACACCCTCGACTAATATCACATCATCGTCCCAGTCGATGTTTAAGTCATTGAAGATAATATCCTTGCTGACTCTTGGATTCTTGTATTTCATCCAGTCGTCTGTATATGACCTCGCCACAAAGAAGTTGGCGTTGCCATCGTCATCAAAACTAGGAATGATAACCCTATCCTGATATTCTCCATAATTACAAAAGCCAATCTTCCAAGTTAGTATATCTCTATCTGTGAATCCGCGAGAATAAAGATAATTAAGGGGCCGCCTCTTTATGCTTGTTTTTTTGCCGGTCAAAGTTTGGAAGTTCTCTGGCAGGTCAATGATCTGTGGGGGCTCTGGTGTATGGTCTGCGAAGATAACGTCATATTTTGAGAGATCCACTTCACCTGCGAGGCTGCGCCAATCTGCATAGTAAGCCGGTGCGAACCTGCGAATAAGTGGAGATATCTTTGTGCCGGAATAATCACATATCCAACACTTAAATACGTCTTTGTCTATGTTGATTGATAATTTAAGTTTACGGTGGTCACACTTTGGACAATGAAACTGGTGTTCGTCATCATTAGACCAGCAGCGGCCGAGGGCCCTTTTAAGTAACTTTAGTTTCTCCGACAACTTTGTCTCCCGCGAGTGCTATTATAATACTGTCGCATAGATCGTACATCCCGGGTTTAGGATTTCCATGCTTTGTATATTGTATCTCAATTTGGGGGAAGTTGTCAAGAACAAATTGAAGAACTTTTTCTTTAGAGTTCTCACCTCTCTTGATCCCTACGCCGGCCTTCTTTCGTGCTGATGACGCGGCGATCATCTGCGGCTGTATTCGAAAATTCTCGTAACATAACCAAGATACTATACCATTAAACCTGGATAATGTCGATAAGGTTTTTGCTGAGGAGAATCCCGAACGGAAAGACTGAAGCGACTGTTCTATAAATATCTCATCTATCTCGTGTTGTACTTGAATGCCAAGAAGGTTCTGCTTTATAAGCATTGCCTTCTCATACAGGGTTGGGAAGTATTTCTTGTTTCTTGTATCCCACACGAATGTTTCGATTATCTTTCCCTGTTCGATTACTGTGGCGCCAGTAATAGAGGTCGAGATATCAAGCCCCAGAATTGTTTTATTTTCTTTTTTCATGTATGATTTCAAATAGTTTTTTTAAAATTTTGTCTTTTAGTTCTTTTTTTTCTGTAAAATACCAATTCCACATCAATGTCGATTGTATACTTTCTATTTCTTTTTTTAAAGTTTTTATTTTTTCTTCTATAAATTCTGTCGCTTGTTGAGAAAATGCTGGAGGGGTGAGTCCCAAGCCTATTGCGATCTCTGACAATGTTAATAAGTCATTGTTCTCAGCTGCGAGGGTTGCCTTTTGGTATAGTTTAATTTTTTCTTGTTTTTCTTTTTTTGTGCAATTTATTAGTTTATCTGGGTGGATTTTGAGAGCTATTCTTCTAAATACTTTTTTAATTTCCGGGTCTTGGGGATTTTTTTTATTTTCGTCTGGTTTTTTAAATTGTTCTTGTGGCACAAACTGCGCAAGTTGAGCTGATCTTTCATCATTTTGATCTTTTGCGGGTGAATTTCCTTTAAAGTTTTTAGAATATAAATCATAAACCTCTTGCGTAATCAGAGACATGATTGAGTCACATTCTTCTCTTTCTTTCCGAAGAGATTGATATTTAAAAGTGAGGAATTTTCTTTTTCGATCCGATAAAGACATTTTCCTTTAGAAATCTATGCCTATCTTAAACATAAAATCTCTTTTTTCTGTCTTTTTCACAGGGTTTGCTAAAGTTGCAATTGCAATCAAGTTTTTGCCTTTATCATAAATACCTATCTTGGAAATGTATGTTGTGTTTTCAAAATCCTCCTCGTGGTCGTAATATGGTGATTTGTTGATTTTCTTTATCTTGCGGCCGACCTCAAGAAAATATGAAGAAGAGTGGTCATATTTTGGAAGATCACTCTTTTCAACAAATGTCGGATTAGAAGAGAAGTTAAACTCATTCTGTTCTGCATAAGTATACATTGTTAGAGTAGGGATCTTGTTTGTACCTTTGAAATTAATACTATAAGTTGATCCTGTGACGCTTCCATGATCTAATTTTTCCCCCACCTGCTCTAAGCCTGTTCCAAAATTTACCCAACTAGGGCGTGATCGAATGGTTGGGTGTTTATAACAATCATCATAACTATCGTTTAGCGTCGTAGTATCGGTCAACAATAGTAGCCCTTGGTTATAAATCACTTTTCCTACGACGCTACCAGTAGTAGGGCCCTGAGTTTGTATTAGTTTTCCATTTTTGTTAATATCTCTGGCTTCTGCCAACAAACTTCCAGTGATAGTATACCTTAATCTTATACTGCCCTTGTTTATAGAGGATCCATAAAAAATACCAGGAACACAAATCATGTTTACTTCAGATGTGCCGAGGTCATCATACTCTAGACCATAAGAAAAATCACCCTGACTGTTAATCACATTTTTAAGTGACCTAACGTATTTTTTGTTAGCATGAGCTTCACCAAGAGAAGAGCTCTTTTCTTGACCTTGGGGTATGTATATTCTATTGACGCGGGCCGTTACTGGGTATGATTGAGTTATGGTGTGACCATAAGCAAACTGGGAAATATCATCAAAATTGCTTGTACTAATCGTCTTCGAGGCATATCTGGTACTGTCTTTTTGTATGAACGAATATATTAGAGAATCTTCAGGTCTATTTATGTTCAATTCGTGAAGACTTATTTCTCCCGATTCGATATGTTTTATCTTGTTGTCGAAAGTTCCGGACACTAATCTTTCTTTTTGCAGGTAGGTGGTGTTGCTGTTGACTATGATACTATATTCAGGTTTGGTCACAATAGTATTGTAGATCAAATCTTTGGGCTCAAACCTTTTAAATTTCATTTTTAGTAATCCAGTCTAACTCTCAAATTCAGCTCATTTGTTGGGTCTTTTCTGATCGGTTCCGATAGTTTTGCAACAGCCATTAGTTCATTGTCGTGAGAGTACAAGCCTACAGTTGTTACATATGATCTTGGCAGGTTTAGTTCTTCGCGGGTGCCTGGATCAGTCTTGACTCTTATCTTGCTTCCTGATAAGTATGTTGAATTTGAGCTGTAGTTGAATTCTGTGTTGTTGGCTCTGCAGAAGTATATCGTTGAGTTTAATTCTGTCGTATTATTAAACTGAATATTTTGAACTCTTCTCAAAAAGCCGTCTGAAAAAGAATCAATATTTTTTGATTTCAGGACATCTAGCTTGTTTGTTATACCAGAGCTGTTGGATATCCACTGGGCCGTTGCTGTGGCGCCAGCGATCGCCGTTGACGGTAAAGGAAGAACCACTACCCCAGCTTGATAAAAAATCAGGCCGCGACTGTCGCCTGGGGCCTCTGAAGATCCCGTATATAGTATGCCATATTCTCCCGCGGGGGAGTTTGTATGATAAGAACTCGTTGCGCGGGTGTCTGTAAGAGTGAATGTGGAGTTAAACGGATCTCCATATGAATCAGCAGCGCCGAGTGTCAACGAAAAGCTACCCTTCTTTATTTCGTCTTTTACTAATAATCTAGAAAAAGTCAAAAAGGCTGCGGCGCCTATTTTGATCCCAGAGTCGTGTTTGCCATCAAAATCAAAAGGTCGTACAGTACCGTTCATATCATATCCAGATAGAACCTGGGCCATTTGAGAATATAAATTCTTTTTCTTGCTATCCTGCTCTGTCACTGCTCCCTTGATCTGACTGCCCTCTAATACTCCGTCTATGGACGAAGCGGAGCTGTAACCCCATGTAACATCAAAGATGTGGTTCGCCGATGAACTAGTGTATGGATAATCATATATTGATTGAAACATCCCATGTGAGAATGTCTTAATGTTTGTGCCACGGCCGTCTGAACCTGTGGCATAAGAGCCCACTATAAGGCTTCCTGTAATTGGAATAGCCTCATGAAGCAGTGTTCTTGAGGTCGTTTTGTCGTTTTGAGTTATTGTTTTAAACGAAATTGCCATTTTTTTCTCCTAATCTTGGTATCGTTATATTTTATTGATTAAACTTGGTCCCTTTTATTATCCTTATTGGAACATCTACTGAAAACCCAGTCGTTGCTCCGGATATTGACATAACAGTGTCAATAAAATGGTATTCATCTATGGTCCCACCGCGCATGGCTATTTTATCTGCCTCCGCGTTAGTAAAGTTTCCAATTTCAGTAAACAGCGAGTCCCCTCTAGCTACATGAACTGATGCTCTAGGGGACAATCGAAGAACGCTTCCCAGGGGACCTGAAAACTTCTCCTTTGCCTGGATTACTCCTAATCTTGTAGAATCTCTTCCTGCTTCGTTGATTAGGTGCCTCTCTCTGTCCCCTATTTGATCGCGTGGGCCTGAGATAGGCGATCTGTTCTGGGAATCTACTATATAGTAAGTTGCAATACCGTCATCGTCTATAAATTGTTCTCTTAATGTGACGTACTCATTGTTGTCAGCTACCCCCACAAAACCGTCAAGCACAAGCAGGCGATGGTCGACCTTCACAATATACGCCCTCTCTAATAATTCTCCTGACATGCCATCAGCGATTGTCATGTTTGAATCCCCAGCATCGATTCCTTGGTCTATACATACGTGACTAGTCGGACCAGAAAATCCGCGAGTCCCTCGGAGAAAACCTTCTGTGTTTGCATTGGTTAAATTTTCGCGGTTGTCTAAGTCGAAAGTTCTCGTGTCGGCTGACAGGTAAAAACCGTTATAAGTTGCATATTTGCTATGTTTTGTTCCTGAACGGTCATTAACTCTCATTATTGGCATGTACAGCAAGCTATCGTCCACAAGCGTAACTAATCTAGACTTCATTAATGATTGATCACTAGTAAATGCCTCTAGAATTGGTGTTTGCATAATCTCTAGGTCATAAAAAGCAGAGCCCCTCGCATCTTCACTGTTCCAAAGCTCATAATTTACCTCTTCATCTCCAAGAGCGAATTTTGCAATGTTGAAATTACCTGCTGCCATCCGCTTTCTACCTAGGTCAGTTAATACTGCATCTAGTATAATATCTCCTGAATTGTCCAAAAATGCCATTATGGTGCTCCTTTTATCTTTAAAATCATTAGTAAATAGTATTTTACTAAAGAATAATTCTTTTTATTTGTCAAGCTATTCGTAGTTTTCGCTGTCTCTAGAATATCTGCTTCCCCTTCTAGATGGCAACGAGTCACTTGTTTCGTCTATTGCCCTGCTTATAGACTCTCCGATAGCACTATCAGCATCTTCTCTATTACTCCGGTAGATAAACTTTCTTTCTGGCTCGTAGCAGCCGGTGCGCAGGGTAAATCCAGACATGAGCTCTTCAGATCCTGGCAGGTTGCCATCCACTATTTGTGACCAAGTAGCCTCTATCTTTACTTTTTTTCCAGTTTGGGATGATATTATTTCAAATATATATGTTTTGTCCCACACAGAATCTTCTTGCGGTCCTGAGCCCAAAGAAAGACCAGTTGTACCTCTTGTTGTTTTCATAAATTCTGAGATATCTTCTGACTGGTTCGGGTAGGTTTCAGAATTTTCAAAATTTATTGCGGTTTGTTCAGAATTTGGCATTATTTCCAACATTTGATTAAACTCCATCAAATAATCCATAGATGGCTGCGGGAATATATATTCCTCTATTTCATGTTCAATGCCGTCTCCAAAACTACTAATTCTAAACCTGAAGACTTTTGTTGGTTGTGAAATACCTCCGAGATCTCGGGCCCTGAATGTGATGTAATAATCTTGATTTGGTTGAACTCTCTTCAACATCGTTGGAGAGGATATCGTCGTCTCAGTGTGTCGAGCGTGCAAGAAATCATGGTAACTAAGCGGTGGGCTATCCAAAACAAACATTTCGTAGTGTGTCGGGTCCGAATCAGACCTGTAAAGGATTTCCGAGTTAGCTAACGCGAACCCTCCGTAGCTAGCGTTTTGTGCTAGCTTCATCCTTTCTATCACTTCCTGGTCTCCCTCCAAAATAGCTATTGGCTGTTCTCGGTATTCGCCAATTCTAGGAGTAAACCAGAATAATGCCAAATCTTCAGATAATGTCTCCCATGGTAAAAATGTTACGTCTGGCGGTAACGGCGGAGCATCAGCTACTAACAGATCCTGTTGATGATAAGGGGTTTCGATAATATGATCGTGCACCATTTGATCAATTAAAAACTCGAACATAAGGCCGCTGCCGGTTTCGGGGTTCAAGTGAGATGACCTTGAAATGTTCCTCCTTATTGGATCTTTCCTAGGTCTGTAGCGGTATTTCAGTCCGCGGACAAAATTTATAACATATATTGAGTATGTATATTTACTTCCAAAACTAACCTGTGTATCGATAAAGTTAATTTTTTCCGTCTCTGGATCGTTAAAGAAATAAAAATTCTGTATGACTTCCCCTGATGATGCATCTCTCTTTTCGAGCCGATAGGCAAGGACTTCTGAATAACTTAAGTCTTCTTTCATTTTCCCAATAAATTGTGGATGTTTATCTAACATGTATTCACTAAGCCAACTATGAAACTGTGAAGTACAGCCCCAGTGCTGCATAGTGTAAAGCATTGGGTTCCACTGTCCAAATAATGACTCGAATTCTGCAAGCCAACCATCTTCATGTTTGAATGATAAAGGGTAAGTTGCTGGGTCTAGTACGAATTCCATACGATCTGTATGACTATGGGGGTGATCTGGGTTTAGATATTTCATTAATTGATGTCTTATATCTCTTGGATAACAATTTGGTCGCGTGTTCAAATGAGTTCCATCATTGTCTGAAACGCCTGTAAAATTCTGTACCCTTTCATCTAAAAACTGCGTAAAGATTTGATCTTTTGAGGGTGATTCTATATCTATGACGCCCATTAGTAAGTGGTCAAGATTCTTCTCTTTCAGTTTCGCGGCGATAGGGCTTTCGTGGTTTATATCAAATGAAATTTTTGTATAATATTTATATTCTGATTCGAAAATTCTCTGAAAGGAACTGAACTCTGTTTGTCCCGGTGGCGGCGTGGCCATGGCCGTGATCGAGTTTAGTTTTGATATTTTATCAGCTGGAAATTTATGTACAGTTACTGCAGAGTTACCAGAATCCATATCCCCCTGAAAAACGTCCCCTGAAAAGTTACAATAATCTGGGCGGCCGTCGAACTCAATAGAATACCTTTCATATAAGCTTTTTTTGAGAATCGGATCTCTTGTACCTTCATTGTAAAGATTGTTATAGTCAGCTCCGGTGTCATCATATGTTAACATGTTTGGTATAAATGTTTGCATCGACACTGTTTCTGGCAGTCTTAAGTTTAGGCCGTCGGCCTCTTTAGCAAAAAAAGCCGCGGGTGCAGAAAAGGAAGTGTCAACATACCAGGGACTAGTCTCGCGCACTTCACCATTGTGTCCGAATTTTAAATTTATCATCTGAAGATAAAAGTCAAAAATTTCTGGTTTTTGCCGGACGAAGTCATTTTCGAAGAGCTCAACATTCCACCTGCTCCGAACTGCATTTCCAGGCATCAGTACTGAAACCATTAATGTCGGGTGTTGTTGTTGGGGGAATCCGGGCGGAGGCAGCTGTGTACCAAGCTTAGATAAAACTATATCAACCGGGGGTGAATCAGAAAGCCAAGTATATGTGTTTACGCGTTGATTTTCCTCAGGTGATGGGTTGGCTACAAAATTTTTATTACCAGTGTATTCAAAATCATACACCTTTTTCAACAAAAACCTTAAAGCGTCATAGCTCTGTGGATTCCTGTCAGGGTTGCTGTTAGTTAAGCGCGGGTTGTCAGCTCTATCCGGGGACTCGTCGGTACCATTGCCGGTGATTATGGTACTGCGCGAGTGGACACCATAAGATAGATACCTAGGCACCATAATACACCTCCTAGCAACTGGGTTGCCTGGAAAAGTGGGTTCTAGATTCGGGAACTTAGGGGGGTCAAATTGAAAGCCCTCTAATTCAGGTACAGGCAGCTCGCCGGATCCACTTGCGTGTGGCAAGGCGGGCGCTTGACATGGGTTGTTGTTTTCTTCAGTCACTTTACATTAAACCTCCAGGAAAACCACATCATTAACTGATGTGTTTGTGTTGTTATATTCTTTCATTTTGATGCACACCACCCTCTTAATCCCCTCTTCATATTGTACCTCTGGTGCTGGTGGAGGGATAATTCGAGTTTGCATAAGGTTTACTGGTCTTGGTGGGCTTCCGGGACACAATATTGAAGGGCGCCGGCGGCGCTGCTTGAAAATATCCGAAGTCACAAAACCCGTACGGATAGAGGGTCCCACGTTATCTTCAAACTTGTCCTGAAAACTTATGTTTTCATTTGAAAAATCTAACAAATTCTTATTAACTGTAAGTAAACTGTGTGCGAAATCGTAAAAAGAACCCAGAGTGTCTCTTAATTCTGACAACTCTTCATATCTTCTTTCTATTTCCCCCAAGAAATGATCGCGATCGTCTTGTTTGTATACCGAATCACATATCACTTTTTTCACCTCGTCACTTAAGTTTGAATCCGTGTAATCAAGTGCTTCAGTGAGGTCCCTAATCGATCCATTTCCTCGAAAATTAAACGAAGAACCGTTACTAACGCCCATGGCCAGTCCTCCGAAATACCTTTGAGATGCCAAAGGATAATATGACATAGGCCTATCAGAATCAGCCACTCCGGATTCAGGATCGAAATTATCATTTTGAGATTGTAAAAGAAAATTAATTTTAACATTATTGTTTGACTTTTTAATCTTGGACATGCGATTATAAGATTTTATATTAAGTACAATGTTCGATGTACCTTTAGGTTTTGGTATCTTTTTTGTTGTTGATTTTGATTTTTTTTCTAGTTCGGCGTCCTTTTTGCTAAGACCCGCGGTTGCAAGTCCACTGGATGACGTATCATAAGAGGAACCCACTAGAGTTAAAAATTGCGTTGGCAGGATAAAACCACCATCAAACACATCGCCTAATGAATCGCGGAAATCTTCGAAAGACAAGAAGTTTGGCAGCCGTCGTGGACGAGGGTTAAAATCTTCAACGATTGTACCTTCTGATATCGCTTCCGAAATGACGTTTGTCTTTGCCACTATTTCTATAGATTTTAGATTCGCGCCTTTTACATTCTCTATTGAGCTCTTGAAGTTTTCGATCGGACGGGGAGAAGCTAGGTCAACCCCCGATGATAAAATAGATTTTATCATGTTGTTCATTTCTTTTAAAATTTGATTAAATTGCAAAAAATCTTGAAGTTTTCCTGAGTTTAGGTTTAATTTTCTTTTTAATTCTTCAACTTCTGGCCGTATTCTCCACTCCTCAACTCCCGTTAAAAACGCTTTCATTCTGCCATATAAAGTACATACTGCTGAAGCGGTCTGGTTATTTACCAAGTCAGATCGAAAGGAGAGCGTAAAAGATTCTGTTGCATAATCATATCCTCCTTCGTATGAATTTTCATCAGAAGATGGGTTCAACGGGATTGAAGCCGAAAACAAAAATTTTTCATAATTAGATAATATCATATTGTTTCTGATTAACATGTCATTTATTGTTTTCTCTATCCCATCTTCTAAAATTATCTTAACTGTATAGGTGTATTTACCATAATTTATATTATGGAACAAATCTCTATCTCGGACAATAAACTGTCTGGAATGTTTAGGGGGAGGGATCATGATGAGTCCATCCGGGCGTTGCAGTTCTGGTGGTGCTGACTGTAATATCTCAACCTCTTCTAATGAACCTAGCTCTGAAGTGGCATTAAGTATTCTATTTTGCCCGGAACCACCGGGACTAGCGAAGACTGCAAAATCTGAAGATGATATTATATAATCACCGTATTCATTTTCGTCATATTTAGAATAAATTTTGCCCTGTCTTTCATTTATTTCATAAGGAACATTGACAGCGCGTTGGCGGAAAAAGGATATGTGTTTTATTCTACTCTTAAAAATACTCTCAAATATAAAATTTTCACTTTCATTTTGAGAATGAATATCCAGCAAATACCCGAGTCGAGATCGGTGTTTAACTATTTCTAAAAAATCTATACTGATGGCGAAGCCATGGTGCGAATGACCCATGGGACGATTATCTGAACTTTGTGGGTCTGCTACATAATTTACAAATGACATTTCTTGTGATTCGTAGTCCACTATATTCGGAACCCTGAGAGCGTTGGCCGCGTAATACCTTCTCGCGTCTTCCAGGAGCTGGTTAACATCTTTTGCTAAATTATTGTGTCTGATTTCATTTTTTAAATTCGATGTCGGCAAAAGTCTATCATTAGCCCAGGAAGGACCAATTGACCCGTGATGACCGGTCTGGGTAGCATCTGCTTGAGATTCATAAATTTTCAAGTCCGAAGTTATCTTATAATTTGGCGTCTCTACCAGTTCTAAGCGCGGTCCCATTTCTCCGTCGATGTGGCCGGCCATCCAGCCGACATAAGCCTCAGGATCAGATGGGTCTGGTGCGTGATAATGAGTAGGTCCGTAGTATGGCCTTATGTTACTTGCGCCGGCGGCAACGGATGCATCATCAGAAGATCCTGGGTGGTTGACATAGAAACTGTTTATTGTTTTTGGAATGTCTAAGCGACCAGTTGAAGAAGACCTCTCAAGCAGCAAATCATAATGTATCGTATTGTTTCCCATGCTAGAATCTTGGACCAAGTCAATGTCTATGAAGCATACCATACAGAGTTTATCCGTCTTTATGTCCTCGTAGGGGATCTTACGTTGTTCGGCGAGATGAGCAGGAGTATATTCAATGGTAGTCGAAGATCTAAATTCATTATTATAATCATTTGACAGATCAGTTGTGTTATATTGCAATGTTTTGTGATTCTCTAGTACCTCTTTGAAACTGATTTTTTTTATTGCGCCCTCTTGAAAAATATCGTCTTCATGGCCGAGATAAATTCTTTTAATTGCACGACCTCGGGTGTCCGGGTTCTTTAAAAGAGGTATTAACCCAGACTGTTCTTCAGTTAAAACAACGAAATAAAAATAATACATTTCTGCAATGTCTGCGTTTACGACAGCGTGGTGTGCGAAGGCGGAAGCTGGTAAGTTCAAACAGAAATCAACTTTAATTGTTTTTTCCTTAGAAGATAAATGTATCTTTTTTGTGGTTATTATTGGTAATACGCTGACACCATAAGATGCTGATTCTGACTGGAATGGCATTTAATTTTTACCTCTCTTTTGATAATTTTTTTCGTGAGCCTCTTTCATTTTGTATTTTTCAATTTCTTTATCTTTTCTGAATTTGAAAAATCTTTCGGCCATTTCCATGGAATCTATTTTTCTTATTACCCTCTCGGTATTTCCGGAATCGTTGTTTGAAACCTCGTATATGTTTAAATAAAAGTTGCCGGGGCCATCAAAGCAATTCAATTCCTCTATGTCAATTACTATATTTTGAGTATCCACTATTAACTTTGAATTATCTGAAAATGTTATCTCTTCCGACATTAGATCTACAAAATCTTCTTTAGTTATTATAGTTTGTCTTTCTTCTGGAAGTAGATCTTTTCTCTCTTCCAGTAAGCGATACTTTGGCGACATGCGCAGGGTTGGTGTATTTTTCTGAATTCCTTTTTCCGTAGAGCTTAAATTTATAACTTCTTCTATAGGCGCCTCTAGTGACAAAATATCAAACTTTGCTATATTTTGGTTTGAAATCTCTTGACTAGCGAGGGGATATAGAAGTATCCTATCTTGTATATCCGGCGCCGCGAACCGGCGAAGAGTTTCAAACCTCCCTCTTTCTCCGGATTCGATTTCCTTTTCTTCTATGCTGTATCTCTCGTTTACCGAAAAAGTTAAGTGAGGTGTTTTAAGTCTAGGAGTGTTTTTGAGGATCCGGACCTCAGCTTCGTTTTGAGTCTCCTCTATGTCTGCATAGTTAGAATCGTACAATATACCATCATCAAAAAATTGATAAAAAGCTGGTCGGAAAGCGCCTCGCGAAAACAATTCTTTTCCAAATTGTGTTAACGTGACGTCTATCACCTCCTGTTTTTGATCGAAAAAAGTCATATTTTTGGCTCCATATTATAATTATTCTCTTATGTAAGAAACTTGCACATTATCATTTATTTCTAAATCTTGCGAAAATGTTATCCTGTTTCCTGATACTACGTAGTCGTTGCCTGAACCTGCCACTAATAATTGACCATTTAGAAAAATAGTCTCCGTGTCTTTCTTTATCGAAAACCCAGAGGCCACTGGTATATCAAGGACACCAGGCGTAGAAGAAATTTCTGAATCTGATTTTATCAACTCCCTTGAGACTATGTTATTCAACACTGTGCTGTTTAAGTTTTGTGTTATGTCGCTTACATTGTTGCTATAAACTTGCTCTGCGGCGTTTATTGTGTCCGAAAGAGGAGAAGACGGCGATGCAGTTTCACTACTGAGGCGCGCTGTGGTTTGAATGTTTTCTTTTGTTGTCAAGAAGTCTACTTTACTTTCTACTTTGATCATCTCTATTATTGAAAAGAAATCATATGGCCAATTGTATGAATAATTAGAAAACAACTCTTCATTTTCAACTGGGTCTCCCATTTTTCCGTAAGTCGGGCCCGGGCCGAATGTTCGGGACGCTGAAATCTCCATGATATCTTCATCTAAATCTGTTATGGAATTTTTTATTACATTCGAATAGTGCCCTTCGGCCCTGTATTTTACTTTAAAGATTAGCCACCTAACATCATTCTCTAGAAAGGTTTCTGGATCTCGGTACAAAGATGGCTTCCCTTTTATAAACGGGGCACGCGAATGATTCAATATATGGGTAATATACTCAATGTCCGATTTTATTTCATCCTTCAGGGGATTTGAATGTTGTGTTGTCGAAATACTATCAGCTGGTCTTCCGGGGCGATTGGTTGACGGATATAAATTTTGCCAAATTTCTGAAAGATCTTCTCTGCTCAAAGTAGCCTTAAACTGAAAAATATAAGAAACATATGGATCAATTTCTGAATTTCTCAGAAAATCAAACTGCGGTGGCAATATATACTTGTCCATCATTCTCATCTGGTACGCCGCGGCGTCTATAGACTCAAGGCCTACTGATTCGAAAAACTTTTCGTATTCATTTTTTATATTTTTTCTTTCCTGATCTGTCCCGGCTAGCCTAGTCAAGTTAACATATTCTTCGCGGGCCATGGCGTTCTTTTGAGTCGCTGCGAGCATCATGTCTTCTCTCATGGGAAAAAACTTCATATCACAATCATCTGTTAAATAATAAGGAATAGCAACAACTGCTTCGCTGATGACTTTCTCTTTTGCAACTCGGCCGAGTTCTAGAGACCTAAATGGCTGGGCTTCTTGTGGCACCGAGTAAGTAAGGGATGCTGGAATTGGATTATTGGCATAGCCGCTGATGAATCCAACTTTTTCTGCAAGGTTTCCTATTGTTTGTTTCCCTGTTGTTTCAGATGCTCCAACAATTGTCAGGTAATATCCTTTATTTGGATCCAGTACTGTTGGGCTTCCATGTTGATGCCACATGCCAGTAGAAGATGTTAAATATAGAGTTTTGGATTCGTTAATCTCTTTATAATAGTCAGTTTGGTACCTGTTCTTCCATGGCGAGTGTTGGACATATTCCTCCTTTTCGGTCGATAAATCCAAAGCTGTAACTTTTGCGTCCATAAAATCTATTATTGGAGTTTCCCATTTTGGCTGCATTACCCACCTATAAAGAGTCGGGTCTGGATTGTTTACTATTGTTTTTTCTCCTGTCGCGGAACCTAGGTGAACGTAGTTATCACCATATAGTAAAACTGAATTATTAAAATTTATACTTGCGGACAACACCATTGCTTCACGATAATTTGTATTTGTGTTAGAATTATCTGGAGGTGGCATATTATAATAAGATACTTGCATTCCTTCAATTATTTCTGGAATTGTGTATTCTCTTGTTTGTCCCGGTGTGAAGGAGATCTGTGCATACGGTGCGGTTTCCGGATCTAGGAATGGCGGGACATAAGGCAAGTGACCATGCGAGCCAGACTTTATCGTACTAGTACTTTTTAATAGTGGATTTAAAACCTGATCTACTCCCCCTAGAAGACCAACAACATAACTGTCAATAGCAGAAGTGCCCTGCATATCCTTGTTCCCAGCAGAACCAGTGGCTGATTGGTGTAACACTACGGTATAAAAGTCACTAAGAAAGCTCATGCCCTCGAATCCAGTTGTTATACTCTTACTGATTGTGTCTTTGTGGCCATCGGCGTTCATGGCTTGGACCAATAAATCGGCCTCAGAACCTGCATCTGTGATCTCTACTGCCACTGCATATGGATCGGTACCGACAACGTCGCCGGTTTTGTTACTAGATCCGCTAAAAAATGTATAATTAATTGTTGTATTTTCGTAATCCGTAATTACTATTTCTTCTCCTCCACTGGCACTGCCGCCGCTTCGTAGTGCTGTCACCATTGCGCCGCGGAAAGCAACTGACCCTGATGCTTGAGCTCCAGGGGTCTTAACATCGTCCCCATAGGAAATAACCGGCGTGTCGGCGTCGTCTACCGGGGGACCAAAAGCAGAATGCCTGTCATACATGACTGTTTTTCTATTGTTAACATATACTCTCATCTTGTAGTCTGTACCGGATTGAAGTGTTGGCCTAGATGGTAGTGAAATTGCAGTTTGCAGCGATTCGTCCTCCAGAAAAAATTTAACGGTTTCCGATGCAAAGTTATGTATAGCGCTCGTATATCCTCTCAAAGATTCTACAGAAGATTGATAATTTTGTCTAAAATTTAATGTATTTCCAAGACGGACATAATCTGAATCTAAGGTTCCAAACTTTGGCTGATCCTCTCTAATCACATAATTTAGTGGCGTACCGTATAGGAAACTTGCACTTGAGTGTGGCTCATTTTCAAATATTGTTTGGCCGAATAACCTAACTGGATCTAGCAAATCTTCAAATGTTACTCGCCTTGGGACTACCCCTTTAATTCTTGGTATACCCAAGTCTGCGGTATTATTTATCAAAGATCCTGTATAACATAAATCACCAGGGGAATCCAAATAGTTATATACATCAAATGGCTCAGTGTGTGTTGATACTGAATTATCAATCAGCCCCTGCCTATAGGTGTCAGTGTTCGATTGGAAGAGTGGATAATCTACTGCTAGCCCAGATTTAATAGAATTAAAAAGCACTCCGGGTGAAAATAGAGGCTTTGACACCTTCGCTTTCGTGTTATTTATTTTTATCTTTAGTGAATCTTTTGCTTTCTGCTCTGTTAAAAACCCGTTCTGCAAATAATCGATCTCATATGTACCTTCGCTTAAATAATTCTTTTGAAAAATATCGACAATTTGAACCGCTCTTTCTGCTGGGTAAAAGCCTCTATATGGCAGCAACCTTTTTACAGCTGTGCACCTTAGTGACAGTTTTCCAGCGGACAAGTCAAAGCCGTTTTCCGTTATATTATCTTTGAAAGGTTGAAAATATTTCATAAAATCCGAATTTGAATAAGTTTTGAAAAATTGAGTACCTATTGATACTTCCCCTGATGAACTGTGGTACACTGCTCCTGTTAATTGCAAAAAGTCATCCCCTACAGATGGGGTTGTGAAGTTTCCAGAAGCATATATATCTTCAATATACCTAGAGATGGTAAATTCTGGTATGAGTGAATATTGTTGTCCCACTAAGCGTGCCTCTTTCTGAAACTCCTCATATTCGTCCAAAAAAGGACCTGTTGTACCTGGGGCGGGCTCAGGTGTTTCCCACTTTGCTTCTCCAGCGAGAAGAACCCTCCTTGTACTAGAAGAAAGATATTCTTGTGGGATTCTCCTGTTGTATACTGGTGCAAAGGGAGGTTGACCCCTAAGAGCGTTTCCGCCGAGCGGGAACATACTAAATTCGTTTTGCAGAATACCTGTCTGCATCTGAGCTCGCGACACTAACGAACCCGGCTTGGTTGCATCGATCTGAACCCAGCTTCTAGGGTTTGTAATTTCTGTTGGTAAAGATGAATAGTCTTTGCGCGAGTCGAGTACCCATTTACTTGTTTTTAGATTTTCAGAATATTCGCTTGCGGTGTTTGGAAAGTATAACCTATCTATTTTTTCATATGAATTGAAATAGCTTTTTTCAAAATCTACCTCTAGTTGGGTCGGAGACTCTAACGAAAAAGTAAACAGATTGACACCCGGCCAGACTGTTGTAGACCAAATCCAATCACCATAAGTTATATTTCCAGATAAGGTCAATTCTCTCTTTGTTCTGTTTGAATTCCACCCAAAAAAGTCAAACAACTCTCTATTTCTAGCCTCTTTGGTAAATGTATTAATCTCTCTAGGATAGATTGTCTCTATATAATTCACCTCAAGAAATGTAGAATCAGCATTATTGGCTTCAGTTTTGATGAAGCTATTTATTATTCCAATGTTTGTTGTGTTTAGTATTGATTTTTCTTTAAAGAAAAAATCATCTGCCATATCTTGGTTTGCGTATCCCGTAACAGTATTTTGGAGAGGTACTCTCATGGAGATACTAGGAAGTTGTAGTACTGTGTTTAACGATTCAGTCTTTGTTATAAACTCATGTAAGAACTCGTCGTTCCACCACATCAAAGCTAATGCCCATTGTGGAACATTAACAGGGAGCTGTAGATGTTCCATCAAAAATTCTATTCCAGTCTCGGTTCGATATGTGTGTCGACTCACCGTAATTGGGTTGAACTTGCATGTTGCTAATATCTCGTCATAGTTTTTAACAACTCTCCTATTCGTAATGGTATTTTTGTTCTCATTCGTGTTTTGATATTCAAAACTTGTACCGGGATAACAAGAAGGAAATGGCGTTGTACCCCTGAACACAGCTGATATTATATTATTTCTTCGGTGGTTTCTCACTATCGGGTTATGTGAGGCTCTCACCTGTTTCCACGTTGGCCAGCCGTAAGGGCCTTGACGCTTTAATATGAGAGAATTTAAACCAGAAGCGAGATCTGTATGTGGGGACTGGATCCCTGCCAAGGTATCGTTATTAAGATAATATTCATAATAACCGTCTATATTTGTCATTACGCGGGAGCCAGCTAACGTGGATATATCAACGTCGGTTCTTCCGAAGGGGGTCCCCATTGGGAAGCCCAAGTGATTTAAATCGGCAGAGATTGGTTCCTGAATTACTGTATTGAGCCCCACAAAAGATACAGGGCTCCACGGAGGCAGCGCGAGGTCTGTGTTTTCAATCGCATAATAGGGGCCAGCCGGCTGACTGTCTGTACCCAAGACACTAGCTGTTAGGAATAATATGGTCTCAGAAGATTTTAAACTACCTGATACTTCAAAACTGTGTTGGTGTGATATGTTTCCGTTTCTATTGAGAAATGAATACACATTTTCATTGGCAGAGGCCGTAATCCATGAGTATCCGAAATCATGATGCGGTATCTGATGTGTCGCAAAGAAGTTGTCAGGAGTAACTTCCTTTCCGTAAGATCCAGTAAACCTATTATAATTTCTGTTTGTCTTGTGTATCGATCCTTGTGTTTCTGATCCGGATCGAAAACCGAATTGCTCTGATCTTTCTTTCGATAAAGTGTTGTAGACGCCCCTGACTAGTAAACTTCGATAATTTACTGTGTTATATACCGAATGCTCTTCTGAAACTCTGTCTAAACCATACTTCCCGGAGGTGTCCGGAGAGCCTATCGCAGAGAAACGATTAACAATAACATGCTCTCTCTTTGGTCTGCTGGGCACCTCAAAATCTACAAGACCACTGAGCCAACCCGAAGGACTCAGAGAACCTGTCAGGCCGCGGCCCTCGTTTTCTGTTAGGAAATTGTTGTTTTGATTTCTGCCATTTGTCATGACAATTTCATAATCTTTTGAATAATTACCTTGAACTAAAACCTGCGTGTCTGAAATCTGCGTTTTTGTGTTTGATAGTCTATAAAGCCTATTGCCAAGATGACCTTTGTGAAAAAGAGACTTAGGCCCACTTGCAGGACTCTTAATAACCAACTTCTCAGGAGATGATGATATCTCATACGCCTCAGGTCGATTATCACTAGGTGTACCTATTTTTACGTTTCGATGAGGCGCGCCTTGATCAAACAAGTATGTAGCGACAGAATCAAACGATTCCTTCATCTCTAGGTTGTTCGTGATTTTTAAATTTTGCTTAAATTCAGAAAAATCAACCCCAACAGAAGAACTATAGAAATTTAAAGGCAAAATTAAATCGAGATCTGCGTCCAGGTAACCATCTGTATCTGAAGTGTTTGTTTTAGCTGTATAAATTTTATCCTTTTGTGGATTGATTATATCATCACACCTCTTGAACTCGTATATATCTTCTGAATTGATTGTTATCTCTTTACCTGTATTTATTATTTTGTATAAATCTTTAATCTTATTAGCTTGCCGGTTGTGACCAATTTTTAAGCTCAACTGACGCGAAGAATCGTGTTTGTACGGCTTTACAAGATTTCTTAAAACATAATTTCTGGCTAGTTTTTCGCCTGACCCGGTTACTACCGTTGTCAACACTTTTCTTATAGTTTCTCTGTTTTCTTCTTCTCTTGTTTTTCTATCTTGTTGCCACAGGCAATGCTCATTTTCGTTTTGAGAGCCGTGGCCATGTTCCCAATCATATAGAAGTTCGTTAATTGATAATATACTTGTTTCCAGTATTGGTTCTTTACGCTCGAAACGGTTATACTTGTAATCATATTTATTTCTCTCGAAAGCATGAGATTCAATCACATCTTCTATCCCAGTATTAGAAAATGCAGACGCCGGGACCATTTGCTTAAGCAGATACCCAAATGACGCGTCAACCCATTTGTAATAATTCAAATATCTTTCGAAATCAGGCTCGCTGAGAACGTTTGAAAAGTACCTCTCTCTTACGTGGTTCAATAATTTATAATTTTTCCTATATTTATTGACTGGCTCTCCTATTAAATTATTAAAACTTTTCACTCCTGATATGAAATTAAGCATGTCTCTTGATATAGCCTGAAATACACTCTTTTCAAATGAAAATATATTAACACTTGATTTTGTTATCGGAATGAACTTTTCATGCTTGGAGTCTCTTACGCTTACCTGATCTAAACCTTTTATACTTGCTATCGGTGTCTGTCTTACATGTGATATCTTTTCTTCTTGAATTACTTTTTCTATCTTATTGGAGAACCCCATTGATTTGAAGTTATATTTATAGTTTGGATGATCATTGCCATAGTTTTGTATAAGATGGTCTCCGCCCGATTCGTCTTTGACGATGAATGGTGTACTATCTTTTAATTGATTCAACTCTGAAAACTGTATTCTAAAAATACAGTTTTCAAGATGTGACCTCTCTTTGTTAGACATTATTGCCCCTCTTTAAAATAAAAATTATACTTCTTGTGCTTCTATAAATATTCAAATTTTTCATTTTTTGAGCTACCTTTCCAACATATGGGTTAACGAACCTCCACTTACAAGTGGGTTTTGGGCTCTTAATTTAAGCTCTCCGTCAGACAGAGCGGCTTGCCAAGCGCTGAATGTTAACATTTTCACGTCTGATTTTATTAATACGGATCCTGTAATATTTTCGCGGGCTGCTCCTAAAAACACAGTTTTGTAAGAGTCTTTGAAATCGTCATACTCGCTTTTAGATATTGGAGAGACCTTCTGAAATGCTTGGACTAGTGAATCTTGAACATAATTGTACCCTTGGAACGAAACTTCATAAGATTCAGAAGTGGTCTCTATGAATGGTTCTGCCGATGTTTTTCTTATTCTTACCGATATATTCCACCTAGAATTATCATAAACATTGTTAAAATATTGTGTCTGTATGTCACTTGACAAAAGTGCTGGTGACTTGAGTACAAATCTTGCTCTTTTTGACTCAAGATTCTGTTTTTCTACTACAGCTGTAAAGTTAGCATCGTCTGGAGAAGTCTGAGTGAGATTGTTTTTTATACCCTCTACTTCTCTGCACCCGAATAGGCTAGTCTCCTTGTTTTCAAAAGAATAAACCTCCTGAGATGGCATAATATAAGAACCTTCAAAGGTGTACTCTCTCGAATTATGCGAAGAATCCGACTCCATGTGCGTCCTTTCATCGTCTGCTGAGGCTGCCATAAATAGAGTGCCTTCGTTATTGTCCACAAAACTGACAGAACTCATTGTAGATGTGTGAGCTTCTACTTTACTGTCCTCTAACAATAAGTCTTCTTCTGGTATAAGGTGCATATCTGTTATGTCAGTGTTATTGTGGCCAAGAGTCTCATACAATCTATCAAGAGATGATTGTGTCCCCTTAGCTTTCATTAAGCTTGGAGCCTCTGATGCAAGTCGCTGCTCAAATGCGTGTCTTGCTTCTTCAACTAATAAATCGGCCGAAATAAAATCCTGGGTCCCCTCTACATCATCTTCTAGTTTATATGACTTTTGAAACAACTTCTTATACATCAAACCGGCAGCTTTCATTTGTCTCTGATACCTGTCCCCTCGGTACCCGCTTCCTCTGTATGATGGTAGGCCGTCGTCTTTGCACCCAATGTATATATTATCTGCATAATTTACAGACACCGACCCTGAAGCTTCTGGCGTGGGAGCGATGATTTGGTTTGTTTCTTGCCAGTTAGGGACGTAATCAGTTGATATCGAATCTAAAAATACCTTTATTTCATCAAATTCAGAAGACAAAAGATGAAGTAAAACCTGAAATTCTGAAGGGTTATCCGCAGAGGAGTTTTGAATTTCTTCTCTTGCCCATTCCGGGATGAACCTCTGCAACATGCTCTGGTTATTTTCATCGTAAGATTTCGCAATGCTATTAAAACTCTCCTCAAGTGATATAACAGCTTCAGCTCTTCGATCCAATATCGGGTCGGGGGACTCGATGTTTTCACTAGTTTCGGATAACGTAATCGCAGACTGCTCAATTTTTGAATTTTCATTATAATTTTGTATTCTTCCGAAAATTTCATGACCAGAGTGGTCGATAATTAAGCTATCAGAATTTATATCTCCTACCTTAATCTTATTAAATCTGTAATAAACCCCCAACCGAGTGGTGTATTCGCTCTCCGCGGCATGCGAAGCATAAATCTTCTTATCAAAGAATCTTGCTATTTCCCTGGTCGATCTCTGACCCTTCCAGAATCTAAATTCATCTATTGATGCTGATAGGTTCCCAGAAGAAGAAGACATGTTACCCCCTATCGAGCCGGCCAGGAAACTCTTTACCTCTATTGTATCTCCGAAGGATACACTCTTTATAGAATCAGGCTTACCATCAATAAACAATTTTATATAAAGCAAAGAATCTGATTTCCAAAATTTAAACGCATAATGATGCCATTTTGAATCCGCAATAGCCGAATCAGTAACGGCACTTGAACCAATTTGCACATTATTGACTGAAGAATTTCCCGACTTATAATTTATATAAAAAGGACTGCCAGAATCTGAAGATAAGAAAATTTTTATTTCGCTTGATTTTGAGGATACCTCTTTCCCAGGATACGTCCCAATATGAGTAATGGTTTCTTGTGGGTAATTTATTTTATCGAAAGAATCTTTTTTTAGCCAAAATTCTATTGTGCTTCCAATTTTAGGATCAATCAATATCCCCGGTTCTGATTTTATATTTTTTGCTGTGAATTCCGATTCTGGAATTTTATTCGGGCCCGCATAGAAAAATACTTTTTCCGAATAATCGAGCTTCAAATGGCCAACTGTGCTGGGCCAAGCTTGACGGAACATCGCTAAGTCAACGGTAGATGCGTCTTTATGCCACTTTATCACCCCCTCCCTTGTCCCATCAAAGGGATAATAGTTTGAAATATAATCATAAGATCGAAGGTAATATTGCTGTGCACTACCAAAGAAGCAAAAATCTTCAGGTTTTTCTATCCGCACCGAAGGTCTATATGTTTTCGAATATTTATCGAATTCTGATGCCAAGGTATCAGACTCTATTTTTTTCGAAATTAATCCGGTCTTTTCATTTACTTTACTTTTTTTAAAAGTTTCTAAAAATTTTTCTTTTCTTTTGTTTTTTTTAGTTGTCATTATTCTACTCTAAATCTAAAGCTTTCCTCTTGTTCAATATGCATGCTTCCGGTCTTTCTCAAAAATTTTACCTCGTATAAATAGTTTGGAGCCAAGAGAGACATGTCCAAATCAAAAAAAGACCCGCTTGAATTGTAGGACATTTTAGAGAAAGATGGACTCTTATTGTGTGAATATGGCACTATCTCCAAGTTATCAGCAACTCTTGTGATTTTGTAATAAGCTTCGTCGACTATATCAACAGGAGCAAATATACTAGCCTTTGCGTATATGTTCGGCTGCCAGTTTTTGTTTCTAGTATAGACTTTCATTTTTGTTTTTTCGTGAGTTTTATATTTTTTCTTGAGATTCGTTATGTTAAACACGTAGTTATCCGCTTGCGAATATGGGCTTGGCAAAGATGACGTATTTTGTGTCGATGAGTCCCACTGGGCTTCCAATACCGGGCGCTTGAAAAAATGCTCTGAGCCGCGCGCAAAGTAGCGCTTTGTATAATAAGACCGCTTCTGATCCCCTGTCTCTAGAGAGCCTGATAATTTTAAAATTATTCCATGATTGTCTATTGCTTCCGCTAACCAAGCTTCAACTGTAGAAGTAATATCGATCTCTAAATCTTCGGTCCCTTTCGAAACAATACAGGAACCCTCATAGCTGCCAGTTGTAAAATCGCCACCGGGGGTAGACCATGATGATTCGAAACTAGAAGATATCCAGTTGCTTGCATCCAGATCTGAATAATCATCCATGTCTAAGCCAACTCCCTCGTCCCACTCCTTAGATAAGACATGAGAGGAAATTGTATAGTTTTTTGGTATAGTTTCGGAATGTGTTGCGTTAAATAATTTCAATTTAAACGAAACCGATCCGGATGCGGGGAGGGCACCTGAGGATCGGGCTTCTGATAACTCGCTAGTCGAAAATTGCAATAAAATTCTTGATTTTTCCACAGAAGATGTTGTCGCTTGTGCATATATAGAGAATAGTTCAAGTATATCAGATGCACCCATGTTTGAATACGAAGCAGTTGAAGCGAGGTTTTCCTTATATGCGTTCGTGATGGTGTTGTCCTTTGTTGCAAAAAATCTTTTTATAGACATTATTTAATAATTCCTGTAATATCTGTTGGGTTTTTTATTTCCCAAATGAAATCTTCTGGCATGTAAATTGTTGAGCCGTCTGGCGCTGCGTTTGGCATAATATCATATCTCACACTAGAATACCCCTTTCCGTTTTTGACACCCACTTGAACCCTGTTGATTCTCTGTATGATAGGCATTTTTGTCAATATTCTCTCTATTTCTCCTATGGAGAAGTGTTGTCCAATTTCCGGCCTAGTCAGATTAATTTCATTATATAAAAATTCTCTGATACGTGGAACAGCAGACTGTACGTCTGCTTCATCTCTAAGAGTTATATCTAAAAACAGATTTAAATTCAATATTTTAGCGTCAAAGATATCTATCCTATCTGTCATCATTTTAACTGAGTTTATCCATTTTTTTAAATTTTCTTTCATCAGCATCGATGCTGCTTCCAGATTTTGTTCGGAGTCTTCTGAAATACAATACAGATTCAACATTTTTCTCAACCCTTCTGAGTCTCTGTGCACTGATGCTTTTGTAATTTTGCCAAACTGCGGAGGCATAACATAGCACATAGAGACTAGGTCTTTTTCTGTCACAGCCCGGGCCTGGGCGCCTGCTGCAGCTTGGCACGTTAAGGCTATTTCTTTTGTTGACTGATATCTGACAACTCCATTAAATGGTTCATTGTTGGTACAAGAAATATTATTCCTAACAAATTGCATATTAGCCTCGCCGAAGCCAACTTCATCATCAAACACTATTTCTGCGGATTGAATAGTGCTTATTTCTCCTATCGATATATTAGAGTTGTCGCTCGTGTTAGACCTATATACTATTGTCAGAGTAGTGTTGCTTGGTGATACTCCATATTTGTCGTTTTGAAGTCGCTTGCCAGGGGTCACTTCTTTTGACAACGGATGCTGGTGACCTTGTTTGTCTAAGAAGTATTCTGAAGATTTTGCGGGCGTATCTATAAGTTTCAACGTGTCTTCTGAGCCGTATCCAAACTCTATAAATTTTGCCTCCCCCTCTTCTTTAACCGAGAACCTCCTAGGGACCGGTAAATCTATCATTTTTTCAACTTCTTGGCCACTATCCGAATTAGTATATCTGAGTCCTATTTCTATTGAGTTTATTCCCAGACTATCTACTTGATAGTACCTATTGCCCTCCGAATCTATTATACTTAGAATATCTGTACATGAGCGATCAGGGACCTCTATTGAAAGAAAATTACTATATTTTTCAATATCCACAACAAAAGTTTGTATTTGCCCTGCAATTGCAGGACACTGTTTTTCTACAAAATATACCAACGGACGGGACCCATCGGGATTAAAGGATGTGGTTATTTTTCCATGGGACAACTCAATCGAGGGGTCTATGATAACATCTTCTTGTAGTTCCACCACCGCATTTCCTGGACCTGTAGCTAAGGCTCCTTTCAAGAAAGAATACTTTCCTGTTGGATCCGGGGTTATTTGGTCTTCGGAAACTACCATTGGGAGTTGAAGAGTTACATAACCGCGAGGGGCCGTATTCCCAAGTGTAACATTATATCTTCTCGCCCCAGTAGTGAGACCTATTCCTGTTCTTGCATATTCTATAAATCCTTCATTTGCGACAAACTGAGCGTAAAAATTCAATTGCTCACCGACCATAGCTACGAGGTCGAACATAAGAGATCCAAAACTGCTTTTATTAAAATCCCTATAGGTATCAGGATAATAGGTTTCGGCCCTTTCTAATAATTTTTGTTTTATCTCTTCAAAAGTAACACTTAAGTATTCTGTATTTTGTAGTCCTCTGTTATTTTCGGTCATTTTTTATTATTCTCACAGCTCGTCTACAGAGCTTATGATACTATTCCTCCTATTAAATAAATCAGCAGCTTGAATTCTTGAACTTTCTATTTCTTCGATCGCCACAGTTGAAGAGGGTGTAAGACCAAAAGAAGTTACATGCCTTGAGGTTTCCAAGATTGTATATGCCAGAATTATTCTAACTTTGTTCTTATCAATATCATTATCGTTATAGTCGAATTTTAATCCCAACAAATCTACTACTGGTAAATTTGTTTTTAATTGGTATTTTATCTCTGGTGCTAAATTGTTTAACTTTTCGGACCCCCTAAACTCAAACAGATAATGCTTTAGTCCGACTCCGAGGCCTGGTTGCATCGGCCATTCACCGGGGCTCGTCAAGAGAAGGTTTATAAAGTCTTTTTTGTATGACTCTTCTATTGAAGTAATTGGAGTATAAGGACCATATTTAGCATCATACCTTAACGGAAAGCTAGGCTGCTGCTGAGTCTTTATGATTCCTTTCGCTTTTGAAGATATTATATCATTTAGAATTGACATCTTGTTTTCCTATATTTTAAAATAAATAGTGTGTTTTTGGCATTATTCATCACATTCATCTAGTTTAGCCAGATTTTCGCGGCCCTGGACACAATTTGGTCTCTTTAACTTTTTGTCAGACTCTAATTGAGGAGTACTTAGCGCCATGATGGTGAATGGACTTAGCGGGTGTCCGTAACGGCCCCATTTTCCAATATCAAATTTAGCATCGTTCCACCAGTCTTCATTTATACCAGCACAAGGGACTTGAAAGGCCATCGAGAGGTCGAAGAACGGGGCCATTCCATTAAAAGCATAAGTTATAGTCCTTGCAACAGTTCTACCTAATGGTTCGGCCTCCCCTATCATCAGATGGGCAAGCGATGCTTGATAGTCCAACACAATCGAAGGTACAATCGGTACATAAGAAGCTTTGCCTTTCCCTTTGTTAGCTTCTATGTTTCCATCTGGAAAATATAATCCATTTACTAAGCCCTGGTTCTTTGTGGCATCCATTGACAATATTCTTATGCCATCCCAATCTAAATTTTTAATGTCACAATTTAGATAATGTTGTCTCATCTCTTTATACGCTGGATCAAGTTGATTTGCCACACCCCTGAACAGGATTGATGGCAACTGCTTTATAAGTTTCCACAAATCTTCAATAAATTTCTTAAAAAATTCACCCCCAGGTAGCGGGAAGTCAAAACAATCGGCAGAGTGTGGATGGGATGGCCAATTTTTTTGAACCGTGGACATAAACTGTTCCGGCGTGACTTGAATCAAATTTGTCTGCTGTGATGATGGTGTCGAGGCCACTTCTGCGACAAACGCAATGGATGTTTTTACCGAATCAAATAAAGTAGGCATACCATTGTATCCAGATATGATACTAGTTGCGAAAATAGAGTTTATAGCAAGGAATCGTCTTAGCGGAAAAATATGTTCAGTGACATTTTTATATGATTGAGAGTCGAAAAACGCATTCGTTACGTAGTCGGTGTGTATTGGTCTCTGACTGTTTGTGCTTTGAAATTCAATGGATAATATTTGTTCATCAGCAAATAAGTTTCCAGATGGATATCCACAATCTTCTAATCTTAGCTCGTGTTCATAATTTGCCAAAGGTAGCTTGGCAATTTGCCATTCTGGTAGTTCAATGGCGCGATCTTCATCGTCGGCTCCGCTGGATCGCACGACAAAAAGAAAAGATTTCTCCAAAAAACTTTTTCTTCTAATGTCTGGAGCCAGAGTTAACTGATCTACTATTTGCTGATTCCTTGTTGTTACCGAAATTCTTGAGCCATGGTGAATAGTTGAATTATTTATCAAATTTTCAAATTCGGGCCTAGTCAAACAATAACATAAGAAAGCCAAATACATATCAAAATCATAAGGAGACACCACTAAAGAGTCACCTTCTCTTATTTGGTAAGTTTCTGGCACATCAACCCGGGTGGAGAGATTAGCGGGCCCGAAGCCGACGGACCGCAAGTGGGTGTCGTTGCACCAATCTAACAAGGCGCCTGTTGGTAACAGGCCCCTATCATTCGCGAATTGGGGATCGACGTGACTGGTACCAGTTCTGCCGCCTTCGCGGGTGCGGCGCTCCTTGCAGACTTCGTATATCTGGTGGCGCGCTCCGGGGTCATCTCCTATTTGAGAAAACATCTTTTTCCAAATGTCATTGGCTTTTTCTACGATTTCACCAGAAAGTCGTATATAATTTTCTACGATGAGACCGTCACCAGGAGGTAGCTCCGATAGATGTATGCTCATAAAGTCAACGTCTTCGCCTAAGCTTTCGGCAAATGCCCGGGCCGTATTACTTTCCGGAAGGTTGGCAATTCGCCATGAAGTATTATCATAATTAATGTTGGCTGTAAAATATAATTTTTTAAACGGTATAGTTTCTGAATGAGATGTTATCCAATTGTAATAATCTTTTTCTTTATCTTCTGCGGAAAAGTTGAAAACCTGCTTGGAATAGTCTGGAAGTTTAACCATTTCCAATTCTAATAGTTTTTTCAGCGCGGCTGTTGGGTTTGTTATTCCAACCGTTCTTTCAATTATTTGCTTCCACTTTGATGCGAAGAATCGTGACGATGTAAGTTCTCTAAAAACGTGTTCATAAACATAATCTTTGAATATTTGTTCTGAAACTATCGGTTCTATGTCCCATATTGAATAGGCTAAACCTCCTTTGAAAAGAGTGTCTATAAGACAAATTCTAACGAAAGCTTTTAAAGATATTGATTGGAGGGCTAGTTCTAGTGGATGTGGGTCGTCGAAATCCCTGTTAAAAGGTGAGTTTTTAGGATCGGACATCTCTTTCATTATTTCGTCATAGGCAGTATTAATGATTGTCTTATTATATGAAAGCACAGCTGACTCAACTAGACCATACCTGTTCTTGACACACTCTTCTTGATATATCGGATCCGCGGAGAGTCGTGCGTCTATGTTTTGTGCATATTCTAGGTCGAAAAGTTTAGATTCAGATATCATCGATGAGAAACTAGAAAAAATAGAGTCTCGAATATTTATGTATGCATCCTCATATAGCAGATCTTTTATATGGCTGATATTGCCATTTACTCCAGCTGAGCGCAGGGCTGCAGCGCCCAATTCAGAGAAGGCTTCTCTTTTCGAAAAATATCTTACAGAAGAAGGATCCCAGGGATGCTCGCGACCTTCTCCTCTATCTGTTCCATTATTATTTATAAGGCTTGGCGGGAGAAACTCACACATTTGAAAACTTTTTGGTTGAATGTTTTGGTTTGACATCCTCAAGTGAAAATCACTTTTTACCGTTACAGTATACCTATCAAATTGTTTTTCTGCAGGGATTTCCTCCATAGAAACTTGAGGTTGATATTGACCAAATTGAACTCCCAGATTGATCTTATTTCTATCTGCGCTGAAAACAGGTGTATCTCTGAGAACCTTGTCCAACATCAGAAGGTGTCTTTCTGTTACAAAGTTGGGACGATATTCTATTCCCCTTGTCACAATATCTGAAAGGTATTTCACTCTATCTGTGGTGAATTTTATTAAATTTGGATTATTAACACTGTTTGAGAGGCTGGTGCATATTTGACTTATTGTTTTTGCCGCGGTTTTTCCTTGCAATCTCCAATCTACGAATCTGGCCATCAATTCTTCATTGGTCAAAACCTCTTTTTCTGCATCGCGGAGTGGCTGATTGACCTCGTGTTCAAAGAAGTCTGGGACCCCTCCGTGAACGGCAAGCGCCATTGCGCTTAAGGTATTGTATGAATGTTGCATCCATTTTGTGGGTTCTATGGATGCATCTTGCATACTAATTGGAAATATCGGAACCATTTCATCTTCGTCAATTACAGGGTCCATAACCTTGTAAAGGCCGGCCTCTCCGGAGGCCATGGTCCTAAGAGCCCCATAAGCCCTATGTGGTTCATTTCTAATGATGTCACTCAGGGCGCCCATGACATTAATTAATAAATCTCCAAGGTAATCCTCGTCTGGATTCAAGGTTGCATTCCTCTCGATGATTATCTGTAGATTCTCAAAAATTTCCACAGCATGCGTTGATGTGTTATCCGAACCAGTCCATTTTCCATCCCTAGCCAGTCGTTCGGGGTGATTACTCGGATAATCTCGAAGGTATTTGGCGCGTAGGAAAGCCTCGGTTTGATCAATTGCGACGACAGCAAAGGCTTGCTGAGCTTCTATAGTATCTCTGAGATTCTCTTGTTGACTCCTGATCCGGGCGTTGCTCCTACGTATCGCGGCGCGTTTACGCCTGTTAATTTGGTCTCTTACCTGGCCACCGGAGAAAAAATCCACGACTTCGCCAACGGTGGTTATCGACGCGTCGTACGCAGCGGAGATGCGCGCGGCGGATGTTGTAGATAACTCTGTTATAAACTTTTCCACCATAAAGTCTGACGTCAATTCAGCGCTTGAGACAAAAGCTGGTACAATCATGGCGTATTCAGATTTATCAAGCGGGTCATTGAAAGATTCGTGAAACACTCTGTACGGCGCATAGGAAGTTTCTATAGGGTAGGGATCCGTATCTATGATTTTATTAAAAACATTATCATATACTGCCCCCTTTTGGATGAACGTCGGCACATCTAACGAACCAACAGAAACATACTGAAAGGATCTATCACCTTGAACATAATCGTGTACTGTCCCTTCTGAAGGGATCCTTCTGTAGTAACTTACAAAAGGTTTGTAGGGGTTCCATTCCTCTCTTTGGTCTTCTCTTCTTCTGTTTGGTAATTTTGCTCTTTTAAAGACTTTGTGAGTTTTATCACGGTCATCATCAAAAGGTACAGATTCTGTCTCAAATACAGAAAAAAGCAATAAAGTATTATACCAAGACACCCCGCCGATTTCATCCATAGATCGTATTGCGGCAGAATAAGGATCTCGAATCGGATCAGTGAGGTGTATTATAGCATCCAAGACTTTAAGAGACCTTAACTCATGATTCCACTCAATACCCATTTCTTCTGTTTTCAGCGCGGCGCCGATCCAGTTGTCCACGAACTGCTCTTCCGTGTAGTTTCCATCTTCACTATCGATATTTGGATTCCAGAGCCAGAGCTTATCGGCTTTATTCCGGGCGCGTCTGTCGTCGCCATCGAAATATCTACCTCGAAACTTGTCATAAACTGCCCAGGCGCTTGTCCAAAGTTTATCCGGCTTGCCGGCAAGAGTGTTTTTCGAGAAACCGTCGGCGCCCCAGCAATATTGGTCCAGGATATTGGAATTGGCAGAGTAAGTTGAACCCCATTGATTGCGCATTTCAGTGAGAAAGTCTTCGTATGAAATATCTTTCCCTAAGTCCACAACTTCATCAGGAAAATACCCTGTTTTACTTATATACTCTTTCAAAAGCATTCTCATTACTTCAATAGTATCCTCTAGATTAATGGACCTATACTGTCTCATGTTTTCGAGGAAGGGGTTCCACCAATTGGTACCATCGTCAGTCCATTTAAATTGACCAAGCCAACCGGGCTCTCGGTCGACCACTGCGGTGGAGTTTCGGTCAGAATATCTTGAACCGGTGTGTTCGTTTTTCCAATTTGCGTAATATAATTTCTCACCAAGCTCTACTTTGAGTGTTTCAATGGCTGCGAACCTAGTTATAAGCTCGTCGAAGGGATCGAACTCGCCGAGAATACCCCCCACGTAACCTTTCTCAATATAAAAAAGGTTTTCGAATGTGTTCTCCATGTGCCTTCCAAGTTCCGTCCGGGTGCCTTGAGAATAATAAGTCGGATCAGATTTGGGCGTAGTTAAAACATAAATAAAAGAAAGCTGTTCGAGGGTAAGATCAAAAGGTTCTATTCCTAACTGAGACCAAGCGCCTGGTTGACCGAGAGGGTCGGGAATACCCGACCCTTGATGCGCAAAGAGTGCGGCGTCGCCGCTATGGAGGTTAAAGCGGAAATCTAGCCATTCCAAGGCAGATGATCCCCATCCCGCGCCGTACAGATCGGCGGCTGCGCCGGAATTGAATTGTACCCTTAAGGCATTTACAAGATTAGTTATCTTCTCTCTTATTTCTTCATTTTCATCTCCAAAGAACGGGTTTGGGTCTTGTCTACTACCGACGTCATGAGTGTACATCGTGTTTCCATCACGGGTACCGTCAGTACTCGTTAACAAGATTTTGTCCAAGAATTCTATATGTTGATGAAAGTCTGGGCCCATGGCCGGGACAAAATTGGATCGATGAGACCGGGTCAAGGATCCGCGTATATACCCTAGAGAGGGGCCCCCGTTTTCTCGCGAGTACGCAGAAGAGATGTTTTGACTTCTTGTTATCCAAGATTTTAAAGATTTAGCCAAATCGTGAAGTATAAGACCTTTGTCTCTTATTTCCTCTAATTCTTCTGCTGTTGTTTCTGGTGGGAGGCCCAGTTTTGATAAAGTGTTTCTTTGGGCGAATACTCTACTAGAGTGTACTCCCTGACTATAGAGAGCAAGTTGTGCTGTTGCTGCTTCGAATTCTAAATTTTGAATATCATTATAGCGGTCCGTACCGGCGCGCGGAGTCGCTGGTGCTGCAATAGAGAGGGATGGAATATAACTATCCATTGCATTAATATAATCCATTCTTGCCGCAGTAAAAGAGTCTTTTGCAGTTTGATCGATACGCTCTTTTAAGAAGTCAGGATAAGACGAGATGATAGCATCTGGGTTACCAGGAGCATAAGTTTCAGGAAGCAAGCTTCCAATGTTGTTTCCAGAAAGTGCCTCCAAGTCGGCTTTTCGATTGTTCATCTCTTCCTTCGCCATTTGGAGCACTTCTTCTATTTCTTCGTCGCTTAGCGAGCCGTCACCAGTTTGAAGTCGATTTCTGATACTGTGCAGGTATCCGGATATTTCTAAACAATCCTTGGGTACCGGCAGTGATGTTGAATTTTGCAACTCCTCACACAAACCATCTGGAAGGAAAGTTCCGAGAAGGTCAAAATAATTCATCAGCGATTCTTGAGTGTCCAGATCATTTTGAAGGTCGTTTTTCTCCAACAGTCTTTGTATCATTTTCATGGTCGCGGCGTCTAGTGATTTTCCAGTCAAAAGGTGGCACAATTCTTGCCCAGTTGTTATACTAGCTACGTCATCAAAAAATGTCTTTGCTTGTTCTGTTTTTTCTTTTGGCACGCCAGTATTCAAGAGCGCTTCAGCTAGAGCCTCATCCATTATTGGAGACCCACTAAGCGAGCCGGCAGCCATGAATTCTCGCAGCTGTTCCTCACAAAATGGTATAGCAAGCTTATCAATGATCGTCCTGACAAATGTACAGATTATTCTAATCAATATTTGTTTTAAATTTTCCATAAAAAATTTAATCATGGCACCATACAAACCCAGTATTGGAATACTTGGAAGTGGAGGTAGGTAAAAACTAGGAAGCTTTAAATTAAAATTAGGTAACCTGATACATTTCAGCCAGTCACAAAGAAGCGACACTAAGTCAAGTTTATCGAAAAATTCTCTATACAAATCTTCTAAAGTACACATATCTCCAAGCATCTGTAGAGCCTCTTGTTCATCGAATGTATCATTCCAAGAATTTTCCCAGTTTTTGGCGCTGGTCTTTGCCCAGTCTTTAGCAGGATCTACAAAATTGTCTTTTCCAAACTTTTTCCAAGAAAAACCACTTGGGGCGCCAGGTGGGTGTTCAACTTGCACTCCTGTTGTGAAGTTAGCCACATAAGAAGAGGCTAATTTTTTATCTAAATTAATCCCCAAATCTTTACAACTTCCCCTGCCATCATCAAAAACTGATATTATCTCATTTGGCTTATCTGTTAACAGGCCTGTCATTTCGTATATATTACTAATATAATTAACTGTTCGGGCGCGCCCGAGTGATTTTGAGTTTTTAATTTTACCACGATAAAGCTTTATTTTTTCTGGTGTTGCGGATCCTTTTTTGAGAAAATTTGGCATAATTGCTCCACCGGGGACCTTGTCCGATGGTCTATATGCGTAGGGCCATAGTTTTCCTTTTATTTTAAATTTTTCCGGTAGTGCAATTCCAAAGGATATAATTTTCTTTCCAAAATCAGGGCCCATGTGCGGATTTGGACCCTTAGAAGTGGTCGTTTGGAACTCTAACATCACGAGCGCTTTATCAGGGTTCACAGACATGGCGTGCGCGACGCCGGCACCATAACGCTCAGCTGCAGCGTTGAGAACTAGGTCCTTCATCTGCGTGTAAAACTGTTTTACTAATCCAGATTCTTTTGATGCGTTGAACGAACTACCCTTTTTAAAAGCAATACCTTCCGATGAAACGATCTCACTAGACTCCTGTAAATCTTTTACTATTGTGTTAGTTCTTTCTTCTAATTCTTCTAGGGTTATTCTTATTACGTTTTTTTGAGGCTTTCCTTTAGCATCTTTTTTCGCTAATTCTTTGTTCGTATCATTTGCAATACTGTTAAAATAATCTATATCGGTATCGAGCATGCCTAGTTTTTCCATGGCCGCTGCGCCGACGTCGCCGAGTCGAGATAATACCCCTTTCGTATATTCATAGTCTGATGCTCCATTAATGTCAAATCCCATTAATTGGTTTAGGGCTCGGTTTAAATCGAAGGGACCAATTTGCCCACGAGTAATGTTGTTAGACCCTCGGAGAGCTGGCTCTTGTTTGAATTCTTCCCTAAGTTGTCTTACTACTTCTCTTCTCTTTTTTCTAGCGTGGACTCTATATTCTTCTAGAGTTCTCAGGGTTTCGTCTGTGTTGCCCGTAATACAAAGGTCTTCACCATCTGCATCGGGCGGGCCTGGTTCTTCTGGCTGTTCTGCTACTGGCAATACCCCCGAAACAATAGAATCTAATTTTCGAGTGCTGAATTCTAACATAGCTCGGTATCTTTGACCTGGACGTAAAGTTGGCGTCTTGTATTCTATGAATCTTACAAGAGGTGGTTCTGATCCGAAGCCTTCGAGAATTCTCCAGTTCGCAGCAATTGGAGGGTCTAGACCTTCTGATTCAGGTGAGGTATTTTCAAAAATTGATTCCTGTGTACCTAAAACAATAAAGCTTTGTTTTTTTTCTTCTAGTGTCGGCTCTTGTGCGAAATCGTTTTCTAGAGATTCTAAATTATTTAAAAGCACTTCTCGTCGTGCTTGGATGTAGTCATTAGCAGCACCGAAAGCTGTCTCTGGAAGTAGGTTTAAATCTTTTTTTATGTCTTCTATTTTTTCCCATATTTCTGAAAATTTAGGAATTTGTCTTTTTATCTGGTCGGAGCTCCGGTTGGAAAATTCAGGAAACTGCCCGTTATGTGATGGCATGATTTTTTCGTCTTCTCCAAACCATATCTTCATTGTTGAATCATCACCAGTGGACAAAAACCACAAACGAGGCTTATTTGTCAAAGTTAACATGTGATCTAAAGCGGATTCCTCTATTTGTTTTATCACCTCTTCCTCCATTGTTGGCAATGGACCTTGGGAATCTAATATGAAATCTGTTTCGAAATAGAGCCCAGTTATATTCTGGCTTATATAAAATGGATCTTCCGTTGAAAATGGATCTGGGTAAAAAACCCTTCTTAGTCTCCCTAATTTCTCCTCTTGCGACACGACTCTTTCGTCAAGACTTTTTCCTTTGTAGTTTTTTATTGTTATTATGGTTGAATTATAAAGGCTACTATTCTCCTGATCGTTGATTGTGTTATATATTACATAACCATATTCGAAGTTTGGTATACCATCAGAACCGAGCCACCTTGATGCCTCAGGGACAGATTTAAGATAATCCTCAAGGTACCGACTTGAATACGATAGAGGTTCGTGTGAGAACTCCCTTATGAGGCCGGCGTTTTGCAAGTCCTCAATGGTTTGACCCATGTGACCTTCTGCAAGGAGACGAAGAATTTCATAAGGAACAATATCAACAATCGTTGATGCGTCGGTATTGAGGCTATCCAGCAGCGCTCCTGTGTGGTAATAATTTGTATTGGCGGCGCTAGTATGCGGTACCCAACCGTGCATAACTGCAATTGTGGCTTCTCCCAAATTTCCTATTTCAGATTCAAATAATAGATCGACCGACTCAAGCTGGGATAACGCCGTTGCCAAGTATCTCGCCTGATCCTGCTCTGAATTAGAATTATAATTCTCTCCTACTGAATTTACAATCCCAGGTACCGCATATTTACTGAACAGGTAAGAGATAATTAAGAACTGATTTTTCAATTGAAAATTAGTTAATGCAGTTTGCATCTTAGAATCAAAAGTTGCAGCCTGCTCAATTGACACTTGCTGCCCAGTTGTACAATCAAACCACCCATTTGGGTCCAAGGGTTGAGTGCGATCTGAAGACGCGTTGGGGCCCTGACTGATGACCCCAGCAATATCAACAAGAGTACCTAACGATAACTTAATAGCGACTATATCTTTACCAACTTCTCCAAAAATTCTTGGGGTAAAAGTTATACTATCTTGATCAGTGTCTCTAATTTCTAATTTGTAAACTTGTTCTATATCTGACATCTTGTTTTTTTCTTAGTTTAGCGTAACATTTCTGCTAGCCATACATTTTTCTCCCCCATCTGTTAAATAGTTTAATTCGATTTTTGGTATATTATATGTTTTCATAGCGTGTATTTGTAGTAAATCTTTTGTATTTGCAATCGTTGATATTTTCTCAACTGCCTGAGAAATAGGATTAGATGTCGTCATACCTACACCTGTTCCATAAACTGCGTTGGCACAGGCCGCGTTAACTTTCATTTGCCAAAAAATGAATGTATTTAACACTTCTAGTGAGTCTTGCAAGCTCTTTGTTATTTCCTTTAAGCAACTCTTCAACTCATTGTATCTCACTGCCGGCGAGGCGCCTCTTTTTTCTTTTATTTTCGCGTTTGTAGATACTAGATGTATCTTACCTGATTCTGTTATTTCGTTATTATTTGAATCCCTAGTTGTTAAAGGATCTCCGCCGGCAATAATATAGACATCTCTTCTTGAATGCATTCGCAACTTATCAGCCTTTAACATAATAGCGCTGCAAGGGCCCTTGTCTTCTTTTATTGATGTGGTTGTTTTACCTTTTTCAAATTCTGTTTTTACTTTTTTTATTTTAAAGTAATCATCTATTTGACACATTTGAGACATATAAATTCTTGCAGCATCCATAATGTGCCCCGGGTGGTTGCCGGATGTCAATTTCTTTGCGCCGATTTCGTCTGGTTTGCGCGTGGTGTAAAGAGGTGGTAATCCCTGAGGAAACATATCGTGTTGTAACATTTCGAGCGCGAATGGGGCGCCGCGGCCAACGACGATATCAATCGCTCCGGCGCCCATGTGGTCTGAGAAACCTGAAACTTCGCTTCGTGATGCTTTTGGATTATTTGGATCCTCTTCAGATCCATGTGGAACCCGAGAGCGTGGTGGACCGAAAGGATTTCTGTCTCTCCCAAGTATTATGGCCGCGTTGTTGTCAACAGGCGGCAATATGATTCCATCTCCCTTACGAGACAAATATTTAGGGACAGGCTCTTCAAGTGGCGTGTTACCTCTTCCCGTATTTAGAGAATTGGGCCATGGTATATGATTCCTGTTTTTTGATTTATCTTGTCCTTGTGACACTTTTTTCTCCTTATATTGTGTGTGCGCTGTGTTATTCTTGGGATACTCTTAAGAAGTCTCCGTATACTTCCCCAATTACTCCGGTGTGATAAGTATCAAAATCTTTTGTAAAACTTAACGACACAAACTGAAGTGGACTGATAGTAATTGGCCTTTCTACATATTTGTAGAAGATAGGGTGCATCACCACCTTCTTAAATTCTTTATATAAATCCGGGTACATCTTTATTATACTTTTTTCCCTATTTACATAATATTCTTCATGCTTGCCAGAATCTTTTGGAATGTCTGACTCATTCCACAGCGATAAGAATTGGTGCAGCTTTTTCAAATCTGGAAACGGCAGGGAGCCAGATATTTCTGGTATATAACAGTAGGCTCTAATCACAGATGCATCCTTTTTAGGATTTATTGCTTTGCCATCTTTCTGTACGACACTTTTAAAAAAACTAGTATTTTTAGGGTAGATTGCAGCGAAAGAATCAACCGAAAGAGAGAGGGGGGGACTAGTCATTAGGACTACTCCTATCATAGTTTCTGCGGCTTTTGAGTTTATTGCTTGTGATTGTCTGACCTCTTTTATAGCCGAAATGACTTTTTCAACCGGACTCACCAAGCCTCTGGGGCTTATTAATGTCGATTCTGGTGCTGGATTTGATGTTTGGTTTTGGATCCCTAATGATCTATTATCTTTATCTTCTTGACTCATTGTTTATCCGTTTTTTGTCCTTTTGAATTTATTAAGTCAAACAGATCATTCTTGTCCTGTTCGGTAATCCCTTCAGTTGATTTAGCCTCTTTTTGGACTAAGGCTGCTATTTTTACAAGCTGCTCGTTTGATCTTTGGAGCGTTTCAAGGTATTTGGCCGCAATTAGGCCGAACTCTCTATGTCGGTCATCGCCGGACTGCATATATTTCATCAAACTCATAAGCAAAGTTTGAGTTGCAGCACGGTCATCGGTCACGTTTTTTGTAGCCCTTTCAATAAATTTCTCTAAAGATTTTGTGTTTTTTGTCATACATTAATTAGAAATAATAAAAAATTATTACCTGTCCCATTTTGTTTTAAATATTCTATATTTTTCTCTCAATTTGTTCAAATTGTTTACAACCTGCTTTGTATTTAAGCCAGTGAGTTCTCTCAAATAAAGGTATACTGCCTTTTTGTTAAAAATTTCAATATCATCAACATTTGTTAACAAAACCTTAACAGCCTGTAAAACTGCTTTCTCGTTTGTCTTTAAATTTCCTGTATCCCATTTTTCAATTTGTTCCAAGAGAGAAGACCAAAATTCCATTTCTTCGCGTTGCGATGCGTAATCGGCGATATTGGATGATGTCCCCAGTGAGTCGGATCCTCCTCGTGAAACTATTTCCTCATAAGAGGATTCTCTTCTCAGTTGTTTAGAATTTTTCTTCACTTTGTGAATAAACCAGTTTTTTGTCACCACTGAAAAATATGAGAATGCCTTTGATCCCTTATTTGGGTCATATTTATCGAGAATAGTTGTCAACCATATCTTACAATCATCCCTAAGATAATCTATATTCGGAAGATTGTTGAATTTATAAGTAAAAATTATTTTATTAACCATCTCATCAAAGGCCGGTTGAATAAGTTTCATGTATAATTCTGATTTTTCTTGACGACTAGATGAAGACGCATATTTTACTATGGCATCTTCATGAACTTTTGTAAAATAATTGTTTTTAGTTCTCTTTTTTCTCTTCTTCTTTATCACTTGAATCTCCTGTTTCGTCCAAAAGAAGATCTAGGTCCTCAAGACGCTTAGATACTTCTGTCGCGTGATCGATGAGAGACTTAAGAGTCTCATCTCCGTAAAACATTTCCATCTCATAAATACTTTTCGTATGAAGAGTAAAATTTAATATTATTTCATTTGCACTTGCGACGTCTTCATTTATTATTGCCAATGATCTCAAAAGCCATCTAACATAAAAAAGCGACAATATGTTTATTAAAAAACTAAACACAAAAAACCAAAACCACATGTTCTACACCTCTCTTAACTTCATGTTTTTCTTTTCTTTTTTTATTTCTTCTTTGGTGTCTTTAATATATTCGTCTACAATAGCCCCCGTTCGAGGTGAAGAAAAAACCTGACTCTTCTTTTTTAGAAGAGCTGGTACTTTAAATATATTCTCCGATTCACACTTTATACAAAGCTGCGAATCGAAAGACATTTTGTGTTTAATTTCGAATTCACACGAACAGTCAACACATCTATAACAATATACCGGCATCAATCAGAACCAGCTGTTTTGTTTATTTCTGGAGTAAAGGTTTCCTCTCCTATCTTAAAAGTTGGAGGATTCCTAACGATGAGCTCTTCATTCTCATTTCGCTCAAAAATAAAACCTTTGAGTGTTGGAGTGATGTCCGTCTGCTCCAGAAGTGATTTTTGTAAAGCCATCATAATAGCTCCCATTGCTTGGTTAGATAATTTCATGAACTTGTCTCCTTTTTTTTAAAAATTCATATGGGTAATCAGTGCAAATAGCGTAATATTTAAAACAATCTATATCGGGGTACTTTTCAGGGTACAACATTACCGTGTTTTTTCCGGATGTTTCAATTCCAGGATAAGCCCAAATATAGTTTTTACTAGTTATCGTAAAGTCGTCTTGCTGGTGCCAGAAGCAATGTATGTTGTTTTGTAACATGTTTGACAGCGAGTGAGGGTCTTTTGCGTGACACCATAGGCCGGGTGTCTTAAGAAAGTCTATATCGACACGATGAGTTGGTGAGTCGTGTCCTAAATAAAACCCTGTTTTATCATCGCAAAATACATCGATTTCAACATCAAACCCTTCGTTGATCATCTTGCTGATTTGTTTTGGATTATTTTCTATTTCTTTGTTCGGGCCTTCTTGGCATCCTCGGTGGGAAATTATTCTCATTTTTCAGACAACTCCATTTTCTCCCATATATTCTAGACCTTCGGGCTTTTGCCAAACTAACTTTGGGCCGCGGGGGGGTGTATTCCATCTAACAAGATAACCTTTAAATTCGTTTATGTTGACATATGCAAAATCTTTCTCAAACGATTCCTTGTTGGTGGGTAGTTTTTCTCCGTGTTTTGCGTGCAAAAACCCAATCCCAAAAGTACATTCCGTTGCTACAACATTTAAAGTTTCTCTCTCGTTTATAGCTATCATTTCTAGACTCTCAAGAAACAAGTCTGTCTTAGCCAGCATTAAGTGATCAGAAATATGATAAGGCTGAGGGTAATATGGTTTACAAAAAACGTTTGATGTAACCATTTTATTATCATCTTCTGAGAATTTTTCTAACAAGGGCTCTAGACCCAACCAATACTCATCACTTCTTGTTTTTATCGCGTATTTTGTTTTGCATATTTTTAAAGCTTCGTGCGTGGATTGAAATTGATGGTATCTATAATCCTTCTTTTGTACCGAACCTATCAGACCAGGATGATCATATGGATCCGGAGGGTCGCTTGAAGAGATAGAACTTATGTTAGAATATTTAACTTGTGCTTCTATAAGTTGTTGCTGAAGGTCTAAGGAATCTTCCGCCCAGTGAGATACGATAATTTTTCCAAATTCAACGTAATGTTCTAATTTATCTAAACTTGTCTTGTTCAGTGGGCCTTGAATTATTATAGTTATGTCTTTTTTGTTTATTGTCATTTTCTACCTTGATAAATTTATATAATGCGGTGTCTTAGATTTCAAAATTTCACTGAAGTTTCTTTCAAGTTCTTCTTCTGAAGGCCAAGACTTTTCTATATTATGAAACCCCGATAAATGTTCCTTGTCGTCAGTTGCCCAGTGAGAAAATCCTGCGGCGCCATAATCTTTGCCGCGGCCGCCGGCTGCTAAGATAACTGGTATTTTTTCATGATCAATATATGTTCTTATGATCTCAAATGGCCGATAAAGTATAAAAGGGGTCATAGAATAACACACTGGTATTTTACCTTCCATTGCTAAACCGCAAGCCATGCCTAGCATTAATTGCTCGGCTGCGCCGGGATTGTGAACCCGATCAGGAAAATCCTCTCTTATCTTATCGAAATGTTTATAACCCAAGTCCCCTATAACAAAGACTATATTCTCATTTTCTTTCATCTCGTCGTAGAGGCACTTTGCAAATACTTTTCTAACACTCATTATTTAAAATCTCCAAAGCCTCTTTATATTGTTGGTCATTGATTTTTAAATAGTGTGCATCAATGCCATGTAAGAAAGGGAACGGAAAAGTTTCTTTTTCTGTTCTGTGGTAATGAATTCTTGGCAAGAAAGCTTTACATCTTCTTTCAAGATAATCAACATCCATTTCGTCATAACAGGCATACCCATTTGCGTTCACATGTACTTCGATGTTTTTAACACCCTTCTCTTCTATAAATCGAAGAGCTTCCCACACTGATCCCTCTGTGGATTCTCCGTCACTAATCATAACGTGCACTGTTCTGTTTGGGTTTCCCAAAGCTCGTCCGATGGCCATCATGATGCCCATACCCAATGACCCTGTTGAGCAATAAATGTGATTGTCTTCATCCCAATTAGGGTGGCCACCGTGCTTTTTAACAAGATCATCGGCGTCGATATGATCGTAATACTTTTCTAATATAGTATATAGAGCATATGCGGCATGGCCGTTTGATAATATAAAAATATCATCTTCGTGCTTTTTAGAAAAGATATCATCAATTATATCTATGCAAGAAAAACAACTACCCACATGTTCTTCGTTGTGGTCGTATAGCAATTTTAAAAGCCTCTTGTTTAATTCTATATCTCTCATATTAATTCTTTCTCGTTGTTTTAAAAATCATAATTAAAATTCTCTAGGTCTTTTTTGTAAATTTCTTGGACCATATTTTTAGTTGTCATATTATATGCATCATGATAATGCAGGTTTCCTCTCAAGGGGTTCATATTAATTTTATACTTAAACATATTAGATCTGATTTTTATGCCAGCATGCTGGCAGACAGTGCTCATATCTTCTCTTAAGTTTTCTAGTTTACAAGCTATATCGAACAGTTTTTGACCGGTACTGTCATATAACCAGTCGCTCTGGGGCTTACACATTTCAAATAAAGGATAATTAACTTTTTGAGAATCTTCAAGAAATTGTTCAAAAGTGCTTATGCGCATGAAAAATTTATTATATTCACTGGTTTTAAAAATATTTTTATCAATACCATATTTTGACCACATATAAAGCGAATAGGCGCGGTCGAATGGGTTTCTAACTGTTGAAAACACCATAATATTGTCGTCTAAAGTATTTTTAAATCCCTTTGTCATCTTAAGATGACTAGTGAACAGCTCATCGGTTGTTGTATGCGCTCTTTTGTTTTCGGCGCCGAAGCGTCTAATAAGATTTTCGTTATCGATATCTTCAGAAATGTCTTCTCCCACTTCTTTTCGAAGAGTCCTTAAAACTGTGTTTCCCCCTGTTTTTGGAATATGTATATAAAATAAGTTATATTCTCTAAACAGGTTTGCTTCTAATTGTTTTATATCACCATTCTCGACGTCAAATCTATCTCTCATATTAATTCTCTATAGTCTTCTTCATTCTTGTCATGTGGCGGCCGCCGTCGAACGTGGTCACTTTCCATACTTTGATCATATTGTTTAACTCTTCTTCTGAGACGTACTTCTCTGGTATTGTGAAAAAGTTTGCACAGTTATGCCTAACTGAGTGTTCAGCCGTATACTCATCGAAAACAAGAGCTCCTCGAATATGCTTCGAAGTGTTTGCTAACATATTTACACCCTGGCCGGTGCGGCAGAAGCCCATTGCAAAATCACACACCTTTGTTTCTATGGCCATCATAGCCTGCGATACATAATCGTTATAGTCACAATCTTTATTCATAAGGGTTCCAAAATCAATAAACGGAACCCCATTATCCTCTAAAAGCTTTTTTGAAGCCTCCTTCAATTCATAACCTGAATGGTCACAACATAACGCAACTGGCTTTTCGCCAAAGCGCTGAACAACATAATTAGTAAAAAATTCTAATTCTGCAGGGGTCCCCAGTACATGCATCTTTTCGGCAGATCTGGTCTTTATTTTTAATCCGTCTTTGATCATTAAGTTGTACATAGGGCACAAATAAAATTCATTCTTTACGGTTATGTTTTCGTCTATAAGTTCTTCTGCATATTTAATAAACATTTTTCCTGTTTTATAGTGATAGACCCCTACCGCAGCATCTTGTGAAATAACTTCCTTTTCGGCTGTCTTAGTTGCGAACCCATCTTCACCCATCTTCACATAGCTATGGGCTGGAGAGTTAGCTTTAAATGTTAGAACAAACCCATCTAAATCCGGATCTATAGAAGCAGGGTCTAGTTGGTTCTCAAAGTAGACGTCAGGTGTGTAAATAATTAGGGGCATATCATTGTCAATAAACTCCTTAGCCTTGAGACAAGTCTCGACGGATCCTCTAGTCATCCTGTCTAAAACAACTATATTTACATCTTTTCCAAATTTTTGTCTTAAAATTTCATCAATAGAAAAGTTATAAACATGTTCTGCCCTCACAACAAATGTAATGTTACACTCGTCAAGCTTCATTGATTCCATTGACCAATCAATAATGTGTTTGTTGTTCGCCATAATAAGTGGCTTTGGCATCGTGTACCCCACGTCTGAAAACCTTTTTGCGGCTCCAGCAATGGGTAAAAGTAAATTAAATCGTTTTTTCAATGTTTTCTCCTCAGTAATTGGCTAGTCGTCTCCGTCATGGCCATTGTTGATGATTTAAGTATACCATGTTTTGTAAAATTTTTAATAAAATTTTTAGCAAACATGTCGCCGGCGCCGTTTACTGAAAGTCCCTGGACTGGGACCATTTTAGCCGAGTGCTTTATTTCGCCCAATATTCTAACATCTACCCCGCAAGGGTCATGCAAAATTAAAGGATTTTTAAACTTTAATGTGTCATATAGGTTAAGCCTTTCCCTAGAATCAAATACAAATTCAGACCTCATTATAATATTCATATATCGAGAACGAGGAGTTAAAGTGCAAAAGTCCAAACTGATAGGTATTTTTACTTTTTGTAGCGATTGTAAAGGGCCAATGTCATCAATATAGCACACATGCAGCCAATCATAGTCAGAGTTAATCTTATCTATATCATCACCTGTAATGTTTGACTCTTCCACTTCATAGGTGAAAGAGGTTCTAGTACTCTCTTCTTTGTCATTAATAATTGTTGCTATTTTTTCGCCCCTTAAAAAAGGTTCAAATAGTAAATTATTGTTTTCTGATTCTTTGTTTAAGAAATTATGCGCTCCTCCTAACCTCTCATTATAAAAATCAGAAACGTTGGTCTCTCCTTTTCTTAAATTTTTTATGTGATATATTTTGTCTTTATATTTTTTTCCTAGCAGGGCGACTCTCATTGTCAACTATCTGCCTTTTGGAAAAAATAATTAAAAGCGTCGATATCTTTGCTATAAATTTTGCCTATTATATCTCTAGTTTTGGATGTGTAATTCTCTGTATAGTGCTTTTCTTCTTTCTGGTGCCTAGAGTGAAAGCTTAATTCCTGTGGCTTGTTGAGTACTTTCATTATATTTGCGTAATCTTCTGTTAAATTTTCAAATCTGGCGACGTAATCAATTGCCATTGTGCTTTCAAAACTACAAATTTGATCATATAGTGGCACAAAATGTATATCAGAAACTAAAGACGTGTCTCTAAAACCAATACAAAACTCTTCAAAACTTTTAAATGTTTTTATTTCAGAGTTCCATTCGGAGTGACGATCCATTTTAAATTCTCTATATGATGAAAGAAAGCGATCCCAAGGGTTCCTCACAAAACAAAATTTATAGTATGTCTCGGTATAGGGGTGTTTTCTTAGTAATTCTTTTACACCCATATGATAAGAATTAGGTTTTGCAGCTATTCCTCCTGGCCAGGATGTAGAATCTTCTTTCGAGTTCTTTGCTATCTCTTGATACATGCTTGTACTAGCACATCGAGCATTGCCGAGAAATACAAACTTATGAGTATGATTTATAAATGGCATAATTTTTTATTTAAAAACCTCCATAGTATTCATAATTTAATTTCCTTCCCCATAAATGCTTATCACACAAAGGCTCTACAAGGGTGGATTCGTGCTGAGACCAATTGTGTTCAATCGTAAACCACAATAGATCTTCTGGCTTGTGAAAAACACAATTACACTCTAAGTATTTCTTTGGTGATAAATTTATCTTTCTTGCATAAGATTCTAAATTATCATAAAGATTATATAATCCACTTTTAGAATAGTCCCAATCACACATAGACCATAGATCATACAGAGCTTCTGTATTGCCAGACATTAGTAGATCACCCAACATCCTATCAGCTAAACACGTTTGCTCAGTAAACATTAGTTTATTTTGAGATATTGCTTTAGTGATTAAACTTACATTTTGAACAACATCACAATATCTAGCCTTTATGCAATTGTCTATTTTGTTGTTTTTTAATATCTTAAACCCCTCTATGCAGAGCTTTGCGTGGCCGCGGCCTATTTGGCGTTCATCTATCTGTTGTTCCCAGTATACCCCATCTACCTGGGATTGTATATCTTCTGGTGGCACCTGGCCGTGGCCTGAAATGACTATAAAAAAATTATTGTCTATATTTTTATAGAAATCTATTACATATTTTAACATTTGGAATTTGTATTCTTGGCCCGGGCGGACGAATAGGTGAGTTAAAAGCAGGCCGGTTTGATGGGGCCGTGGGGTCATTAAAACTTCTCTTCCTTATCCAGGTTCTCGATTTGTTTCATACTGGCGTCAGGAACCCATTTTCGATCAAGAAGGACCCTTGTAAGTTCCATTATCACGTTGTGACCGCCGGGGGATTGCAAAATATTTCGCGCGCCGCAAATTTCCTTAACATCCAAGCACGCGTCGGCTGGGCAAAAAGGGTGTCCCACATTTTTTAGCATACTAGCATCAAACAAGTCATCACCAATATATACCATATGAGCCCTGTGGGTCGAATACTTACTCTCAAATTCTGGGATGAAGTCTGCCTTGTCTTTTCCTCTTGCTGAATAAAAATCAATATTTCTATTCTTGGCCATGGCCTTGTTTACAAAGTCGTCCCCCGATAGAAAACACACATCGATTCCGGCGCCTCGAAGGCGCTTGATGGCAGTAAAATCCTTATCACAGTAAGTCTTTGCGAAAGGCATGCCGGATTCGTTGTAGTATTTACGGCCGTCGGTTAAGACGCCATCAATATCTAAAATAACTAATTTAATCATAATAATCTATTCCATAAATCTACTCTTAGATTTCTATGTTCCTTTGTTTGCTTACAGTAAGAATAAGGGTTACAAATTATTTTTGCTTTATCTCTAACTCGGAGGCTCCACTCAACATCTTCAGGGTCGCCGGCGGCAAGGCTTTCATCGAAGGGGTTATCAATCAAAAACTGTTTTTTAACTAAAAAATAACCACCACTAACATATTGGTTTTTAGTATATTTCCAGTCACTATATGGTAAGCTGATTTGTTGGCCAATTGTTGGGTGGTCCCAAGTAAGCCAGTCAGTGTAATCTCTTCTTCCGTCCATCATTAGAATAGGGTTACAACATATATCATATTCATATTTGTTAAAAAATTGTTTGTAATAAAAGTACCAACTAAAGTGAAAAATGAAATAATCATGAAACATGACTATGTTTTCATATTTGCAATGCTTTGCGATTGTATTCTTCTTCTTAGTTAGCCAAGCAGATTTTGTAGACTCATTAAAATCTATCTTTTTTATGTTACTGCCAGATCTGGTGATTTTATTTCCGGTGCCTCCTATTATTAAGATTTCAAATTCTGGTATCCTTAATAGTCGGATTGAATCAATTGTCTCCTCTATTCTTGGAATGGCTTCATCTGAATTATCTGTTATGATGCAAAAACTGAATGGTATATCTTTTTCTTTTTTTATATTTTCTTCCATAATTTATTCCTAAAATTTAAAGTGTTCCTGAAATTTCTAAACTTTGCTTTCTCTTGTTTAATTTTTTATAATGCATTTCTGTAGAAAACATCGATTTACCTGTCAAAGATTCTTCTAATTTTCTCAAAATTTTCTTTTCTTCGTAGTTTTCTAGTATATACTCTTGTAGTGCCTTTGCCCACTTCTTATATCTTCCGTGCGATTTTAGTACATTTCTCATTTGTCTTTTAAGGGAAGATTCATCGATTTGGGCCCATTTTGAATCTGCTATGAGAACTTTATCCCACACGGCTGATGGGTGTATTTTTTCTAATTTATAGTTTACTTTTGCGAAGAGTTTTTTTATTTTTACTTTTCCTCCCTCTTTAAAGGGAGCCTGAAGAAAATCTAAATGCCCTGACCAGTCTGTTGCTACAACTGGCATTCCGCTATATGCTGCTTCAAATATTGGAAGTCCATATCCCTCTCCGCGAGTGGCAGTAACGTAGGCATGTATATCATCTCTTTGATAAAGGGAATGAATTTGACTCTCGGATAAATCTCCGTGTAATAAATATATCTTACATTTTCTATTTTTGTCTTTTCTGATCAGCTTTTCGAGTCTTTCAATTGTAAAGTGTCTGTCAATAATCGAACCATTTGCTCCTGCCGTCTTGAGTACTAGGCCGACGGATTCATCTTTGAATTCTTCCAAAAAGCAACGAACCAAATCTTCTAAGTTTTTTCTGGGGCCTGATAGAGCTATTGAAAGAAAATTGAAGTCAGTTTCTAAGTCAATATCTATATCTTCAGGTGAGACTTTTTTCACAGGATAAGGTATAATTTCCATTGGGCAATCCATGTTATATCCAATTTCATGCTGGGTGTTAGTTTTCGGTTCTAAGACGGCATGTCGACTATTTAAGAATCCGTTTGCTGCGTGTGATGATGGGACTATTATTTTTGACGGCTGGTTTTGGTATGTTCGCAAAAGCCAGTCGTCAGATACCCTATCTGTCTCTATACCTGCAGTTATGCAAATACTTTTTAGTGCTTTTGGAACGAATTCATTTATAATTCCTACATGCACATGTAAATCAAATTTTGTATCACTATTTTCCTTTTGAGCTTTCAGGGAAATGTCTCCCAAAGCTCTTATGTCTTTTTCTATATTTTTATTTACAGGATTTTCTTCCAAACTCCAAGTAGTATTACCCCATCGAAGAGGGTTTACATATACTTTATTTTTATCATTTAGTTTAAGAGATTTATAGACTAAACGTGTATGTTCGCCGTATCCGGACTGTGTGAGAATTGGTCCTTCTAGTAAAATCTTCATTTTATTTCTCCAAAGTACCAGCTTTTATAATCTTTTCTAGTGTCCCAAGAACCGCATCGATCGATGACGTCATTCATAACTTTTTTCCAGTTTTCGCAATACTGTTCTATGCCAAAATTATTCAATACGTGATCTCTGCCTTTTTTTCCCATTTCTTCTCGTTCTATTTTAGGTAAGTTATAAAATTCAACTAATTTGCCAACAAACTCTTCTCCATTGATCCTATCTTCATATATATATGGGACATCCTGCGAACCTATGACAGACTTAGAGGAGGGGTAAATCTCAATACCAAACCAAGAGGTGCCGTCTGTTACCTGCTCTTGTAGACCGCCTGTCATATTCACAATAATTGGTGTTTCACAAGATAGTGATTCTAGCGTGGCTAAACCAAACCCTTCGGCATCTGAAATATTAATTGTGCAATCTGCCGAGGAATATAGATTTGCTAACTTATCAGGTTGCAATTTTTCCGTTGAAAGAAGGACTTGATTGTGTTTGTTGAGTTTTAAATTATTAATAATTTCTTGCAAATCTTGCCCGTGAGGATCTCTTGGTTCTGTGTGCATCAGGAGGCAGGCGTTTTCATGACCTACAATATCTAAGAATTCTTTAAACCAATAAATTAAAGATCCGGGCTGTTTTCTCCTTGCATTCCTATTATTCCAAAAGAAAATCATTTTTTCTTTTCCTTTACAAATAAAATTTCTAAATTTTTGAACTTCTTTTTTGTTCTCTGTTTTCTTGAATATATTTGTATCAACAGTGTGAGGAACCCTTCTCGATATAATATCTGGGGACACTGTCTTCACTATATCGTCTGTTACTTTACTTATGGTACAAACCATGTCGTTTGAATCGTAGAATTTTTTATTAAACATCGGATATGGATAATTGTCCCATACATGGTAATAGACCATTGGTACGTAAGGCCGGATTTCATTTTCCATTTTCCATAACCATACGTAAAAACGAGGATCAGTCATAAACCATAAAACATCTGGCTTGAAATCTCTTATTACTGCTCTCAATATTTCAGGGTTTCCGTATCCATCTACTGGCTTGATTAACCAATCATCACCCCACTCTTCTGTTTTTATTGTCCTATAATCTCTATGCTTAATGGCGCCGGCTAGACATAAAAATTTGTACTCTCCGGTTTTCAGCAAGGAGTCTATCATATATTTTGTCTGAGTGCCTACTCCGGAAGGCACCAACGGGGAATCTGCAATTACTAATATTTTTCTTTTTGTCATCTACAATGCTCTGTCCTGTAAAATTTGCAATATTTACAATTAAGTCTATTTTTAATAAAAACTTTATTTTCTATATTTATAACAGCATTTTCTAAAAGTTTTAAAGAGTTTTCAGTTTTTTTGAGCCCTGAAGTTGTCTTCACCACTTCTACATTTTCCCTCTTCGCGGTCCTTTTAAGAAGGACAAAATATGTATCGATATTTTTTGCTTCTATATTGTATTTCTTTGAGAAGTAATTTTTATAATATGTCAACTGGTAGTTAGTAATAGGGTCACTCTTCTTATTACTGTTCCATCCCCAGGAACAAGTTTTCCAATCTATGATGTGAAATTTGCCATCCGGGGTTTTCAATATCATATCTACAAACCCCTTAAAGCTACGGCCGTGTGAATCAAACTCATCTATTTTTTCAAAGAGAGCTTCTTCGACAGAAAAGACCTCATATTCTTCGAAATATTCGTCTATTTTTGGAACAATTTGTTTGCAAACTGTTTTTGCCTGCATGTACATGTCACTCACAAGGTCTTGGTTCAGAGATTTGTTTTTTATTTTTTTTAACTCTAAATCAAAGCTTTTCTGAAAAACCTGGTATAGATTTTTTCTATTTTTTGGAAAGGTTTTCTCGCAAGCCTCGTGCATTGCGATTCCGAAAGCAGTAAATTCATTGCTTTCAAAATATGGAACCTTGTCTATATGGATTAGTTTATGTCTATACGGACACTCTCGCCAGTTCTTGAACTCAGAGAAGCTAATTCTTTTTTGTTCGTTGAGGAGATCTTTTTCTTCTTGTTGGTTTTTTTGTTGTTTCATTTTTTTTATCTTCTATTTCAAAGACCCATTCACCATGAGTTTTGCAATTCTTGTTTGTGAAGTTAGATATTTTGTGAACCGGAGAGGTTAACAAAGATACTCTACTTTGATATTCCTTTGGAATTAATAGTGTTATATCCTCCTTGAAAGTCTTCCTTTCTTGAGAAATATATTTTCTTTTTTCAATACTTACAGTTATTATTAATTTATTGTCTTTTATTTCTATACTCTTATTAAACATAATACTATTATTCTCCTTCTATGTCAAGTAAATTGATCATTTTTTTATATAAAACTGGGCTTATTTTTTTCAACCTTGCTATTTCCTCTTTCATGAAAAATGCTTCGAAACCATTCGCAAAATATTCTCTGAGAGAAGTGGATCCATATGGTGAATAAAAAACTGACTTTGTCGCAGTGCGTAAAAAAGCATACCCCACTTCTTTATATAAAAATAAATCAAAATCTTGATTATAATTCGGATTTAAAAATTTTGAAAGCTCAACGTCAAAGCCGGCTTCTCTTAAGGTGCGCCACAGCTTTTTTCTTTTATTTAAAAACTCTTTTTCTACCTCTTGGTCTGAATATATTACAGATCCGAAGATTTCCTCTACCGAATGAGCTACTTCATGAACTAGGTCATCAATCATATCTACGGAATCTTCATAATCACTTGTCATAAAAATTGAAGAATTTTTATAAAATGATTGTATTTTCCTTTTTTTTAGTTCTAAAAAATTACCAATATTGATTGCATTTAAATTTTTCAACAAATGCCCTGGTATTTTTTCTATAGCTTTTGTTAGAGAAGATTTTATTTCTCCAACTGAAATGTTCGATGGATTGCTTTTCATGGAAATTTTAATCCCATTTATAAAAAATTTATTATTATTTTTTTCTTGGATGTAATTTTTCATTTTTTCCCGGATTCTGATGATTGACATCATTGAGCGCCTGTGTGTATCCATTTATCCAATTTTCTTCTGCCATGGCCAAAAGGAATTCTGGGAACTCTCTTGAAAAAACCTCTATCACTTGTTCTATTGTTATTTCTTCTGATTCTGGATTTAATGTTTTTCCAACATAGCTTACTATGATTTCTTTCAGTTCTGTTTCTGATGGTACTTTTTCTTGTAAAAGAGATAGTTTATTTTTATTCACGATACTTAATACTTACTTCCTGGTATTTTTATTTTATTTTTTATAGTTTTACTGCCGCAAGAGATGCTACCTTTGATCTCTCTCCTTTTAAGAGAGTCACATGGCCAGTGATTGATTCGTTTTTTAACCTTTCCACCACATATGACAGCCCATTATTAGTAGCATCAATATAAACATTGTCTATTTGTTCTATATCTCCTGTTAAGACGATCTTAGTACCTTCACCAACTCTTGTTAAGACTGTTTTTATTTCGTGCTGTGTCATGTTTTGAACCTCGTCGATAACTATGAACGCATTTGAGATAGACCTTCCTCGAATGAAGGTCATCGCCTCTACCTCTATTTGCCCTTTCTCGATGTACATCTCCAATGTCGCTCGGTGGTCACCCATTAGGAATTGCAAATTATCTTGTATAGGCGCTAGCCATGGCATCATCTTCTCTTCCATGGTTCCGGGAAGAAACCCAATATCTTTACCAACTGGTTCTACTGGCTTTGTTACTACTATTTTTTTATATATGTTTTGCTGAAATGTCTGCTCCAGGCCTGCAGCAAGTGCCAATAAAGTCTTGCCTGATCCGGCTTTTCCGACAAGAGATACAACTGGAACCATCGGATCCATCAAAAGTTCCAACGCAAACTGTTGTTCCTTGTTTCTTGCTGTTGTAGACCAAATTTTTTTGTTGGAGGTTAATATTTTCTTTAATGGAGAATTATAACCAACAAATCTTGCTAGGGCCGATTTCTTAGGGTTACTATTCGCTATCAACATCACAAACTGATTTGGACTCAAAGAAAACTCTTCTTTAGATAACCAAACCTCCTTACCTTCATAAAATTTATCTATTTCTTGTTCATCAATTAAGACCTCTGAACGTCCAGTGTATAAACCCTCTGATGACTCTACGACTTGTTCGACTTGATAGTCTTCCGTTAGCAGCCCCAAAGAGTCACACTTCACCCTCATATTTATATCTCTAGAGACAACTACTATTTTTCTTGTGACTGTCTCTAATGCTTCTTTTTCCGAGAGTGCTGTTGCAATAATCTGATTGTCTGAGTCATCCAAATCTAAATCATCTGGTAGGCACAGTGGATTATATGACTTTACTTTTATTAGACCTAGACCCTTTTCTATTCTCACCCCTTTTGAGAGGGATCCTTTAGATCTTAATTCATCTAACTTTCTGATTGTTGCTCTTGCTTGTGCACCAACCAAGTCTTGTCTTTTTTTGTGTTTATCTATCTCTTCTAAAACCTTTAGTGGTATTAATATATCATTGTTTTTAAAAGATTTAATACAATTAGCATCGGTAAGATAGACGCTAGTATCTAGTACGTAAGTTTTTTTGGCCAAAATCGTTCCTTTTCTAATCTATTATATCAGTAATAATTAGAAATTTTATCAATTTTTATTAAAGGTGTAGGTATTTTGTTATAATTTTTTTTTTCATAATGAAAAGTCGCGTTATATTTTTGCAATTCAAGAGACTCAAAGTACTTTGAATTGTTGGTTTTTTCTATGTGTTGTGATGTAAACAACACCAATATTGTGGCAAAATTAAATAAAAACATTTTTTCTCCTTTTTGATTTTTTATGTTTTTTAAAAGTAGTTATTATATATGAACAGATTAAAACAAGTAATATTTTTAACTTTTTGTTTTTTATTTCTCAACTGTTGCACAGTTTCTCGGGTAAATAGTAAAACGATTACTCCACCGTCCAAAAGTTTTGTAAAAATCCTACATACTATAAAAATAATCTCTTGCAAAGACAAAAAAGATAAAAATTGTCCAATAGGACAATATTACAATTCTGGAAGTGGGATGGCGATTGACTTAGACAGGAAGTTAATGACGGTAATTACTGCCGGGCACGTTTGTGATTCACAACCTAAAGCTTTAATAGATAAATATCTACAAACGATAAAAGTATTAGACTATAGAGGTAATACTCATCAAGCTTGGGTTTTGAATAAAAGTTTTGTTGATTTCGCTGGAAGTGGTGATCACTGTGTATTGTGGGTTCCAACCTTAGAAGTAAAAAAAGTAAAGATTTCCATTAAAAAACCGGACATAGGAGAGAGATTAAGATATATGGGCGCCCCCCTTGGCGTATATCACTTTCCAAGTGTTGCAATATTTGAAGGAATTTTTAGCGGCAATATTGACGCGTCGTCTGCTTTAGTGACTTTTCCAGCCACTGGTGGAGCTTCAGGGTCTGCGGTGTTGAATTCTAAAAATGAGATTGTTGGTGTCTTATTTGCTTCTACACCAAAATTTCCACATTTAACCCTTATTACAAACTATAAATCTTTTAAATTGTTTATAAAGCAAACCAAGAAAAAAATAAAAGAAATATAGTCTAGTGATATTCTATTAAAATTTTTTGACGAAGAGTTATTGAATCTGCTCCTCCTCCTGGTGGGGCATGCCTGGCAGAGAAGAAAACATTTTTTACCCTATTGTCTTTTCCTAATTTAGATAAAAAGCCCAAAGAAAGCAACTTTACTGTAAAGTGGTATATATTATCTCTGCCCTCAAAATAGACATATCGATTGTGAGATGTCAAATTCATAATTTCTACATCATCACCAATATAAGTATTTATAAGTTCCAAAGAGGCCTCGGGTGATCTGATTTTTTGAGATTCTGCCGGACCGAATATATTTTCAAAAATATTCATATTTATATAATTTCGTCTATTAATCCGTACTGTAGACACTTTTCAGCTTCCCACCACAAATCATGTTTTAAGATTTTATCCATTTCTCTCTTCGGTATTTTTGTATGCTCGCTGTAGATGTTTTTTATTTTATTCATAAGCATCTTTGAGTTTTCAAAATCATCTTCCATTTCTTGGAATTTTCCCCACATGGCGCCGGATAGTTGATGGACTAGCATGAAAGAATTTCTATGCATTTGGCGATGGGCGCCAACACATGACATTAAAGTAGCGGCTGAGGCGGCGCATCCATCTATAATTGTATGCACCGGTACTTTAGAATTTTTTATATAATCTAGTGCCGACAAACCTGCAAACACAGAACCTCCGTAACTATTAATGTGAAGCTTAATAGGAGGAGGTTCATATTCCAGAGGGCCGGTTTTGGAAAGCATATTAACATTCAGGTTAAAAATATTTTTATTTAATTGAAGTATTTTTGGCCTAGTTACCCCTGAATAGAAAAATATTCTATTATGACTAGTATCTACAACATTGAAATCTGTAGAAGCATGTCCAAGTGTTTCTTGACATGATTGTGCCACAGTAATTGGATCACTAGTTTCTTTCTCTTCGACAGAGCCCCAAAACTGATCTCTCATTTTTTAGATTCCTCCAAAATCAGGGCGCGCAATTCTTTTAAAGCTTTTATTGCTTCCATGGCCTGTTTTCGCACTCGGCGGCCGGCGGCGCTGTTACCAACTTCGCTTTTAATAGCATCTTCCTCTGCTTCGCAAAGACTATCTAGAATAGATTTTAGTTTTTCTACAATCATAATTATACTCCTTTTTAAAACTATAGTGGGCCTACCTGGGTTCGAACCAGGAACCGGCGGTTTATGAGACCGCTGCTCTAACCTATTGAGCTATAGGCCCTCTTATATCATGTAATATATATTACAATATCACAAGTCATTCGACTTTTCAATTAAAACTTTTTAATAATTTTATCTTTTTGACTTTCTAGTCGATGTAAATTATTATTTTTATGCATATAATCTATTTCTATAAAAAAGTCCCTATCTTCACCAAACAAGGAAAGTTTTATCCTGTAGTCTTTGGTCTCCCAGTGTGTTTCTATTTCTCGTAGACCGATAGATATTGGATAACAAGCGCTTGAGGTTATCAAATCCTTTATCACTGGATCTTTTATTTCTTTTACAAAGTTAAATTTTCCATATTTGCGAATTAGTATTTTTCTTACTTTTACATATTTACTCAGACAATTCCATTCATTGATACCAATGGGGCCAAGGATTAACGTGGCTTTTGATAAATTTTTCTTACTAAATAATAAATGTATCTCCGACTCCATGCCCAATATGTCTTCTTTTCCAATATATACCACTTGCCCCCATGGCACACTACCATAATAATACTTGTAATCGCTTATTTGTGGATAATTTGTATATTTTTTGTTCCAAGAGACCCCTAGTGGGTTCATTAAAAGGAAGCTGCTTGATAATAATAAAATTTGTAACATTTTTCTAATAAATAAAATTACTTATATTATAAATAACTTTCAATTAATTTTTTCCTTATCATAGTTCTTATACCTGGGTTTACCTTTAGTACGTTTGGCATCATAGTATGCCTAATGTGGTTTCTAATATATTCTGTCCTTGCATTTGTCGGGTCCTCTACCCAATCTAATTTTTTATTTTCGGCGTATTGCTTAATTGTCTTCTTTGAAGTCATCAAAAAGGGCCGAAATATATTTTTACCTCTTTGGTATGGTATAAGTTTACAGCGGCCGTGCATTGCCGACATTATCCACGTTTCTACTCCATCATCAAGATGATGACATGTAATTAAAAAATCCGCAGATATCCTATTAAAAAAATTGTATCGCTCGTCTCTCCAAAACTCTTCTATTGACCTTTTACCTTTCACCCCTTTTATGCCCCCAATAAACAAATCAAGTTTTTTTTCTTGCGCAAATTCTTCAACGAATCTTTGGGCATGCTTACTGTGTAGAGTGTCGTGATTAAAGAAGGCTAACTTAACATTTCTCCTTCCCTGTAGGAGAAAGTGTGTCACTACCATGCTGTCAACTCCACCCGAACAGGCTATAACAACATTCGGGGGTATTTTTCCAATAATTCTAATCATGATATTTTATTTATATCACAAGATTAACAAAATGTCAAGAAGTTTGTGTACTAGATAATCCACTTAAAGCAGCGTACAAACTAGAAAGCGCTTCTTGGTTTAAAGCCGATACTTCCAAATTGTCGATCAAACCTTTTACAACGTCGGCTGTTATTTTGATAGCTTGTTCTTCGAGCTGTCCTTGATCTCTTGCAATATTCCCCGCTACATATCTTGCAGCACTAGACATATAATCTCCCGCTTTCGTTATTTTAGTTTCAAGCCACTCCGGAAGATCATCTTCGTCTTTTACTAGGTCGAGCAATACTTTTACGTCTGCCACAAGATGAGCCAATGTGGTTCTGTGCATTCTGGACTCTTGGCCATTTGTAGCATTTTTATAATCAACAGGGGGCTTTTCACAATCACTAGTGTGCATGTGTTTGTCCATTGTAGAATCCGGAGATGCTGGGTTTTCTGCTGGGTACTTTCCAGAGGCGGAACATGGGTCGCATGTATTTGATTCGACTATTTTTATTCTAACTTTCTTCATTATGTTTTCTCCATTAATTTATATAAAACTGCATTTACTAGATCGTAGCCATGAGAATTATTTTTATATATCCTTGCTGCTCTATCTGCTTTCTCCTGTTGAGATGCTGATTTCGGAAGTGGGTATTCCCACTTTAAGAGAGAATAAACCGACAGCACATAAGTTCTGCCGTCTCTACCTCTTACCACCCATGCAAAATTGACTGACCCGTTGCTTAATCCCCCTTTACCCCAAGACTTATAACCCTTAATGCTCATTGCACCTGAGGATGTCATTTTTCTTGAGTATGTTCTCATTTTTTGAATGGCTATTAAACTCTTTACCTCTTCTTTATAAGAGGGTTCACCGATTGAGGCATCACCATGGTAAAGAGTATAAAGAGGGTCAATTTTTGATAGTTTTTCTTGATCCATCCTGGCTAAACCGGCGAAGAATAAAAACATGTCTTTGCTGGTCTGGTGATTTGCGCCGAAAGTGAAAGTACTTTTTTTTGTTATTCCAAACTTTTCTGAAACTTTTCTGATCTGCTTTTTACTTAGCACTCCAAGTTTATTTCTGAATCCGTATTTGCGTCGGCGCTTTTTACGTCGTCTGTCAGTACCAGAGATGGCTGATAATGTGTAATTTGAATCATGAAATTTTTTACACTTTTCTCCTTGCGGGATATTTCTTTTTTCACTTTCGCGACTCCAATAAGTTAACAGAGCTTTTACTTCACAGTCGTTGATTTGACTATCTGGGCTGTAATTTTTATTATTTTTATTTTCAGGATTCTTAGGACTATATGTTATCAAGTGTGCTAATGCTGCCATTGTTTTAGGCATCGATGCCCCAGTAAATGGAGACTCTTGATTGTGATGTTCTAAGATTTGTGGCATGCCGTTATCCCCGTCTATCACACCGAAAGTAAAAGAGAATGAGAGTCCGTATTGTTTAATAATTTCGTCTATTGTTTTGTCCCGAAGGGAATGATATCTTTTTGTGAAACCGTACCTCTTGGTCTTTTGGACATTTATCTTAACTTTTCTTGGGCCGCCTCTGGCAGAAACTGGTGCGCCGGGCATTTGATTTGATTTTTGCGCGAGCTTCTCATCTCTTGTATAATCAGACATTGACGGTGAACCATCTGGAAAGTGGCATCTTATGTGATAATGATCGTCGTGGGAACCCGGTGAAGCAGGTGCTAATTGTGGCTTGGAATTATTATTAGAATTCATGACTTTTGGAAATTTTTCCTTCAAGTTGTTAGCCGTAATCCATGCTCTCATCTTTGAAACAGAAACAGGACCTGATGTTTTGTCGAGTAGCACAGATTCAACAGCTTCTTGACTTAACAGGAACTCTAAAAAAACAGCATTTCTTTCTATATCAGGTCTTCCATTTTTTTTGTAGAAGCCTATATCACACTCCAACCCAGATTGGTGACCGGCGTGCTTGTATAGGGGCCCGCCGTGTTTTTTCGAAACATTCCAAAGTTCAATAGAATCCGACGTCTTGAAAGACTCTTTCTTATTTACTACGTAATTAACAACATGGGCAGATGCGGCTATAAGCAAAGAAAGTAAAACAGGGTTTCCCCATTGTGTGTTTTTTCTGTGAGATTGAGCGGTAATACCCTTCGCAGAATTCAATGGGCCCTGAAAATTAACGGCATTAATCATACCTGCGTCGTCTGTTGATATCTTAGGTTTTACAAATTTTCCTTGATATCCATGGTGATTTTTGCCAAGGCCTGCTGAAATATAACCACCAGGGGTTGGATTGGCGGCCTTGATGGATATTGTGACACCAGAGGAAGCAATTATCGAGGGCGTTGCTGAGAGGGGGCCTTCACCGGTTTCAGAATCTCTTCTATTGTCTTGACTTGTAGATTGAGTTGAATTTAAGCTCGTGCTCGGCCTTCGGGGCACTGTTGAGGTGGATGATGTAGTGCCAGATGGCAGACTAGTAAAAAAACTTGGATCTTTTTTTCTCATTGCAGCCTCTGTTTCTGTTCCGACGCATGCGTCAGCGCAAATGCCGGCTTCGGTCTGAAATTTCATTATAAAATTTCTAGTCTCTTTGCCGCATACCCCATCTGCGTTTCCAGGGCCAGAGTGGCCAAATTTTCCAGAAAAAGATATTGACAACCCTGTACCTTCTTCAGTTCCATATATTTTTTTAAGAAACTCCTGAACCTGTTCTATAGATAGATTAGTTTGACTGTTGTCAACGCAGCGGCAAGCTACGTTTTCCACTCCCGAACAATTTTCTTTTTCCTGTTCATTTAAGAATGTTTGAAATTTTTTAAAAATTTTAAGATATTTCATACTTTTAATTAGTTTTACTTGTCGTAAATTGACATGTATCTTTCCCCTCTATCACACAACATTGTTATTATTATACCATCAGGCTTCATGGATTCTACGTATTTTTCGGATGCTAAAATATTTGCACCTGAGGATATGCCTATCAAAATTCCAGTTTCTCTTATAAAATCTTTTGCCCGAGAAATCGATGCTTCTGTTGAAACCTCAATAATTCGGTCAGCAGTATCTGAGTTGAATAAGAAATCCTTTCCGTCTGAGATGCCCTGAATTCCATGATTTTCTTCTACTGGTCTCGTTAAACAAATTTTTGTTTTTAAATTATTGTTCATTATATATCTCCTTACTCCCTCAATTGTACCACCAGTGCCGGAACCGTGGACAAACGCTGACCATTTATGTCTTGTATCTATCGCCTGCTTGTGTATTTCTGGTGCTGTCTGTGTCTGATGACACAAAATATTGTGTTGGTTACTGAACTGTTTCGGTGACCATGCATTTTCATTTGCTAACAAATATTGATCTCTCATTGCAATTGCGCCAATAAAGTCATTCTCTGGTGCTTCTATAATCTTAGTACCATAAACACTCATCATTTGTTTCCTCTCTTGAGACATGTTTTTTGGCATAAATATAACACATTGCAGACCCATTGATGCCGCCAACATCGAAAGCGAAATTCCAGTATTTCCACTCGTTGCTTCACACAGAATACTGTTCTCGTTTATTCTACCAAAAATCCGGGCGCGTTCAATTACATAATAAACCATCCTGTCCTTTACTGATCCTGCGGGATTGTATGTCTCTAGTTTCGCGTATATGTGCGATGAGATTTTTATTAATGGCGTGTTTCCGATTAGCGGCTTAAGGCTCTGATTTCTAATAGGTCGAAACATTTTTTTATTTTATATAACTCCAAACTTATTTTTAATCATAAACCAAAATAATCTTTAAAATACTTCATATGATGATCGAATTTTGTCTCTTTTGGCTTGCACTCTTTTTTAGATCTCTGTAGCCTTTCTTTATTTGGGGTTCTGGCGATAAAACAACTAGTGCCGTAATATTCCACATCTGGAGGTATTATATAATCTCTTGGAAGCCTTGGAAGCCAGGGGTCTATAAGGACCAGTGTTGCATTTAGGTGGAATTTCTTTAGCCTTATCGCCGCTGTAGCTCCTGCTGAAAAGCCAATTATCTTATTAAGTTTTCCTTCATATTCTTCATATTTTTTATTATCTGTGTGTGGTTTTATTATAAGTTCACCATTCGTCGCTTCCCAGGTGGAAAAATCGTAGTCGCTCCTAACTGTATCAGGATCACATCTAGTACATTTTCCAGAAAAATATATATTTGTTTTCTTCTCTTCTTTTTCTAGAAAGGTTTTCCAATTTTCCATTATAAGTTTATGCTTCACAATAGTAATTAGTTTTTATATGGAGAAACTCTCTCCGCAACCACAAGTTCTTTTTGCGTTTGGATTCACAAACTTAAAACCAGATTGGTTCAATTCATCAACGAAATGGATTTCAGTCCCCATTAGATATAAATAACTTTTAGGGTCAACGTAAATATTGACCCCATTACTCTCTATTATTTTATCTCCTTCTTTTTGGTTGTCAAATTTTAATTGATAGGTAAAACCGGAACATCCGCCGCCTTGTACGCCAGCGCGGATTCCAGTTTCTTTTTTCTCGGCGAGAAGTGTTTTAATTTTGTTTGCAGCAAATTCGGTTAAAGTAATCATACTTTAATTATACCAATCAAATAAGATGATGTCAAAAATAATTACCTAGGCATAGTAAACATGAAGTTCCACATAAATCCTTTTATAGCGTCTTCACTATAATCTTCATACTCAATCACTTGACTATCTTCAACCTTTAAGCCAACGAAGGGTGATTTTTTTGCTTGGATATATTTTTCTTGTGATGATTCTATTTCATCCCACTGGTCATCTGACAAACCACTAAGATCTGCGTCTATAGCGTAATAATCAGTAGGAACCCTTACGAGCGTTCTGCTACCGATGCCTTGATTACCCAATTCGTTTATTGGTACTGGTGGAAGTTCGGGAGTAGAAGGGTGACTGGGTTTTTGTGTGAACCTGATCATATATGGCTCTCCAGATGGGTCTTTCCAAGGTATTAATAGCTTTGTGCCCTTTTGTGCTGTCGATAGTTTTCGTTTTGTTTCACTTGAATGCAAGTGGGATGGAATTGGACAAAACGAATAATGAATATTGGGGTCGCCCTGATAATTTTCTCCGCTGCGAGAATCGAAGCGCGCAGTTTCCCAAACTCGTCGGAAGCCCAAAGTGCCTTCGTGACGAATTAGTCCGACAGGAACACCATCAAATTCTTTATCTATTCCAAATTGTTCCGTCATCATCTGCTCAAATAGGTCTTCATATGAAACAGGAGAACCTGAGGAGTCTAATATTTCATAATACACGTCCTTGTAAGACCTATTGCTAATATTGAGGAACGTGAAAGCTATATCTACCGGATCAGACCTTCTTTGAAATATATTGTAAGTCAATAGATTGACCCAACAATTTCTGCTCATTTCTTCTTCGCTACATTCCTCAGATGTCCATTCAACACTGGGGTCTCTTGGGTTGCCTGACAAGGGATCGACGGATAATCTGGAGCAGTCTGGATTTTGACCATGTTCATTGTCAGGATATGGAACATACTCAGCACGAGGAGGAGTCTCTTGCTTGCCTTCTTTTTCTTTGTCCGAAAAGTCTGGTTTCCAATCCACTTCTTCAGCTCTCTTTGATATTTCTTTTCCATATTCTTCTGCTGTGTCCACAACCATGTTATTAACAGCAGGAGACATGTCTGGCAACTCACTGTAAACATAGATGTGCATTAACAACGCTTTGCGGGCGATTAAGCCATTTAAAGTATCACTAGAAAGTAAAGATATCTCTTGATCAGTTAATGGTTCCTTGTCATAATCTCTTTTGTCAGTTGGATCTCTGTAAAATTTAAGTGATATTTCTTGATTTTCAGCTTCTGATGCTTCTTTCAAAAACCGTCGCCAATTTTCCATTATAAGTTTATGCTTCATAATAATAATTAGTTCTTATATGGAGAAACTCTCTCCGCAACCGCAAGTTCTTTTTTCTCGGCGAGAAGTGTTTTAATTTTGTTTGCAGCAAATTCAGTTAACGTAATCATATTAGAAAGGCTGCAATTCAAAAACAACTGTTATATTTATTCTGCCATGATTGTTTGTCGGATTGACAGATATCCCAATTACGTCATTAGCACTGAATGTGGCAGAATTTGAAAATGTTGCCTTAACCACTGTATTAGCTGTAGACAGATCTATAGTCTGAGT